ACCGCTTGTGTTATCGCTTGCGAAAACGCAGAAAGCTGGCTGAGGAGCTGGTGTGCCAGATGTGACATAGGGTGGCACTGCCATAGCGCCCGATGTCAAGAATGGCAAATAGACAGTAGCTGCGCCGCCAACTAGTGGTGTAACGCCTGCGGCCACAACGTGTGGTCCAATTAGATGGCTAACGCCTAGGGTCATTTCCTGTGAGCCCTTGTTCCATCCAAACGCTGATCCGGGTCCTGTTCCTGTAACTGAAGTAGCGCCCATAATTAAGCCTCCGTAAAAGTAAAAAAAATTCAATAGGCGCATTATCTATAAATGGGTAAATTAATTTTTGAAAAAATTCCTTCCAAATGTAATTTATCATAAATCTATAACAAAATTATTATGTAAAACATAAATAATTAAGGCACTTTTGAAACGGAGAATGACATGAATTCATTAATTATAGCTGCGCTTTTGGCATTTTCTCAGGTAGGCGTCGGACCAGAAATTTTACTTCCAGATCAAATAAAAGCACAAGTTGGAGCTTTTGTGCCAATTACCGCACAAACCAAGGGAGAAGTCGTAAAATTCGTGGCTCTTGATCCCGGATTGAACGTATTTCCCGCCAATTTACTAGCCGACAAAAAAACTACTGTTGTCGTAGCTACAAAAAACGGCTCCTACAGACTTCTTGCATACACCAGCATAAATAATGTTCCAACCGATCCCGCATTTACCACGGTCGTTGTTGGCGATAACCCCAACCCTCCGCCTACGCCCCCAACACCTCCTACACCTCCCGATCCAAGCAAACCAGATGAACTAAGAGATAATGTTGCTGGTATTTACGGAGGTCTGCAAGAGTCCGATAAGGAAAATTCGATAAAACAGCTGGCGCAAGTATATCAGTTGGCACTAGTTGAAGTTGATAATCCCAAATACAAAAATCTTGGACAACTTTATTCAACCATACGATCTATTTCTTATCAAAACCTAAAAGCAGGCAAAATTGAACCAATTAGAGAGGTGCTTGCAAACGAATTAGACAAGGTATTAGGCACAGATCCTAATGCAGTTTTAGATGATAATTTAAGAAAAAAATGCAAAGAACAATTCAACAGAGTTGCGAAAATTCTAGGGGGACTTAATGGATAATCCAGCATATCAAACATACATGGACTTGCTTTCCAGTGAAGGATTTGACCATTCTATTACATATGTTCCTAATGACGTTGCTTTCGGCTGGGTTGATGACCCTATAGCTGTACAAGAAACGCTAGCTACATTTGATATTAAAAACTTTAGCGATACACCAGCAGCTGGATATGCGGATGATGAACTGCCCGATCATTGCTATCTATGGGACTTCGCAAAAATGGTTACTGGAGACAATTTGCCTCCAAGAAATCAGGGACAAGTGGGCAGTTGTTTCCCAGCAGGTACTAAAATAAGAATGGCAGACGGTTCTTACAAAAATATAGAAGATATCAAGCTGAGGGATAAAGTTCTTACTGCCGAAGGAAATATTGGAAAGGTAACAACTTGTTTCCTAAGGGAAGAAAACAAATCTTTGTTATCTTTCAAATGCCACGGGCATTATGGGTTGCAAGCAACCGCAGAACACCCAATTCTTACACAAAGAGGGTATGTAAGAATGGATGAGCTGAAAATAGGAGATTATGTCTCCTGTCCTAAGTATATTCCAGAAAACAAAACTTCCATAAAAACACAAGATTATGCATCTTGGAATGTAAAAATTACAAGAAAAGAAATTTGCCGTGTTTCTGGAAGTGTCATGGGCAGGAAAAAATCAGTAATACAAATATCTCCTATGCCAGAAGAAATAGAATTAACAGAAGATTTCGGCAGACTTATAGGACTTTTCCTTGCTGAGGGAAATACAGACAAAAACAAAGTTTGCTGGACATTCAATATTGATGAAAAAGACACCCTTGCAAAAGATGTTGTCGATATTCTCAAAAATCAATTGAATGCCTCTGCCAGAATAAGGGAAATACCGGAAAAAAATACCTGCAAAGTTATTTTGCACGGCAGAGAGTGGAGCAATTTATTTGAAAAATTATGCGGCAATGGCAGCGGAAATAAAGCCATCCATAAAGATCTTTTATGCGGACCTTTAAAGTTTCTCAAAGAAACATTTAGAGGCTGGATGGACGGTGATGGGCATGTTAGTTCTGCCAAGAAATGCATTCAAGGCGTTACTGTATCCCACGAACTAGCTCTCAATATGTTCGACATCACAAATAAACTTGGTCTATCGCCAGTTATAAGAAAAAGCGATCCGAAAGTTAGTCATGGCGTAAAATCAAGACGCAGAAGATATGATCTAATCATTTCTACTGGTGGCGGATTAAACAAGCCACAACAAGATGAGAATAGACAATGGCGCAAAATTACATACCTTGGAGAAACAAAATACACTGGAGAAGTGTTTAATTTTGAAGTAGAGGGTGATAATAGCTATGTGGTTGAAGGAATAGGCGTACACAACTGCGTAGCTTTTGGCTGCTGTTCCGCTATTGAATATACGATGTGCGCAGAAATAGCCCAAGGAGATGCAGAAGAATTTAAACCACTAGTCCAAGAAATTGTTTATGGAGGAAGCAGAGTCGAAATAGGAAATGGAAGACTAGGTAGAGGAGACGGAAGTATAGGCGCTTGGGGTGCAGATTTCGTGAGAAAATATGGCATAATCAACAGAGGCACATTCTTAAACGGAAAATATAACCTTGAAAAATACTCCGAATCATTATGCCGACAATGGGGAGCTTCTGGTGTTCCAAATGACTTGGAACCACTAGTTAAAGAACACCCTGTAAAATATACTACACAAATTTCAGATTGGAAAAGTGCAAAAAAATCTCTTGTACAAGGCTATGGCATTTCTGTTGCTAGCAACCAAGGTTTTACAACATCAAGAAATTCAAAAGGTGTATGCAAGCCATCAGGATCTTGGGCGCATCAAATGGCCATAATTGGCTACGCTACTATAGATGGCGAAGAACATGGATTTATTTTAAATTCTTGGGGCACATATATGGGAACTTCTAATATAGGACCGGGAGAGCCAAGTCCTGCCGGATTCTATGCACACTGGTCTGTTATTGACAAAATGCTCAAACAAGATGACTCATTCTGCTACAGCGCAGTTCAAGGATTTCCGCTAAGAAAATTACGCTGGAAAATTTAATTTTTGTCATAGTTTAAATTGTGCGTTAAAGCCTTTAAAAATAGGGTTTTGACGCACTTTTATTTTGTTAAACTACTATCTTTTATTTTGTTAAACTACTATATATTTTTTATATGAGGTATAAAATGATGGATCAATGGCAAAATGATGGAGATGGCCTAAGAAAGCTAATATTTACAAACAGAGAAAAACAATTGATACTTGGGACTTTGTTAGGAAATTCAAGCATAATAAACCCAAAAAAAAGTAAGAACCCGCATTTTCAAATGCGTGAAAGTATTTCCAAAGGCGGCACATGGATTCGATGCAAAGCATATGAATTGCAACGCTTTTCTAGATCTAAATCTTTTGTTGCTGATAAAGACAGTTTCAGGTGGAACAGCATTAGCTGCCCATGCTGGAATGAGTTTTATGATCTTTGTTACAAGAAAAACAAAAAACACATAAGCATGGAATGGCTAGATATGTTGCAAGACTTTGGCTTGGCCTGCTGGTTTATGGACAAAGGTAATGTTACAAAAAATAACGTGTCTTTGAGAATAAGCAGATTAGACGAAAATTCAGTTAATAATATTCACGATTACTTTAAAATAATTGGAATTGCTGGAGAAATAAAAAACTTTGGCGGAAGCAAAATAATTTCTTTTAAAGATCAAAACAAAATTAGATTTATGCATTTGATTGGGCAAAAATTGCCTGTTTATAAAAGAATTGAATTTAGTTAATCTTTTTGGCAGTAAATGGATATGTTGGCTTTTTCTTGTGTGATACAATTATGCCCATGCGATTATGTGTCACTCCCATGTAATCCATATCATGCCAGCGTTTAAGTAATTCGCTTTTAGGAATAAAACCTCTTGAGCAATTTAACCATGGGTCCTCAAAATAAATATTTTTTTCATCAAAACCTATGGCAACAACATAATGACCACTACCAGTTCGTGCATAATGCTTGGGATTCCCCCAAGCTTGTAAAGCTAAAATAACTGGTCTTCCTTGATTTATTTCTTGACAAAGATTTTTGATTGTCATATTATACTGGATAGATGCTGTCAGTCCTGTGGACTTAAAATATTTTGCAATTTTTTGAGGCAAAGTTCCGTATGACTCATCTGTTTCCAAATGCGGAAAATAATCATAGTGACTCGGTAATTGCAGACCCCAATAGCTGCAAATACTATGCACCACCGCTGCTGCACAGCTAAAATGTGTTTTTTGTTGCACTTCTGGTAAGTTTATTTTTATCGATTCGTTTTTTATACGTTTGCGATAAATTTTCTTCACCGTGCCCCCGAGGTTTGAATATGAAACCAACCGTTTTTAATGTATATGATGAACCCAATAATATTTATCGTGATCTTCCTCATAAAAGAATGGAATTTTGGCATAGAAACCTATTTATTTTCGGCTTCGACATTGACAGCGCCGAAGTTTCTATGTACAAAAAAGATGCTATATACAACTATAACAGTTACTATAAAGCAAAAGGATTCAAAAATGTATACAGCATTGAAGGCGGATGTGTCTCGCTAAAACTCAAGGCAAACTCCTCGAATTACCATCTTTTCGAGACAATAAAGACAAATATGTGTAATGCTAGAAAAAATATGATTTGCATAGATGGTGTGTTAAGAAACAAAAAAACAAACAATTACTTACAGTTAAATTTACTGAATTCAGGACATAGTTCTTTAGATGGCGAGCTGCACGTACTTAAATTGCATTTTGCTGCGCTTCTTTCTTAGTTTGGAGAAGAAGTTTTGCCGCCATATTTATTGGTGCCACTATCTTCCGCTGCCTTATTGAAATTGGAACCATTTTTCCCCACATCGCCCTGCATTGGACCTTGTGGATTTTGATTTGTCGGCGCAGTATTCACAGCTGTTCCGGCTGCTGGTGTATTAGGGCACGGCCCTCCAGAACAACCTTTTGGTACAGGCGGGCAAGGTCCGGGACCACCACCACATCCTTTATTATCTAATTTATTATCTATAGGACCACATCTTCCGCTTCCACCAAGGCAACCTGCATTATCAAGTTTGATGTTTATATCAGCCGGTTTTGCAGGACATGGACCCGGACCCCCGCCGCACCCTGCGTTGAGAGTTTTCCCGCCTTGTGTTGGTTGGTCTATAGGTGGATAAGGGGTGCCGGGATTTCCCATGCCCCCCTCGAAAAATTTTCTAAATCCGCTTAGTCCATTTTTGTTTTCTTGCCAGACTTTTTTCTTTCTGCTTTGCATCCCATATTGCTCCCTGAGCCAGCGAAGTTAGGTTGGTCACCCTGTTTAAACTGTGAGCAACTTGTGGCAATACCAGCAGCCTCATCTTTCTGCTTTTTTTTGTTACCACGCTTAATTTCACCTAAATCACTACCAGCGCCAGCGAAACTGGGTTCGTCGCCCTGCTTGAATTGCTTTTTACTTGTTGCAATACCGGCTGCTTCATGTTTCTTTTTCTTTTTGTGTCCGTGCTTAATTTCACCTAAATCGCTGCCAGCACCAGCAAAACTGGGTTCGTCACCCTGCTTGAATTGCTTTTTGCTTGTAGCAATGCCAGCTGCTTCATTTAACCATTCGTGAAATGTCAACATATTAAACCCCTTTATGTTTGCTCTTTGAGCTGTAATCTATTTATCAATCTAGTCTGGTTTTTTCATCAGTCGGCTAGGAGGCAAAATGTAAAAATTATATGGATTATCTGATTTTGATTGCCCGTCATTGTTCAATTTGTCAAGTCCGTCCAACAAATCATGCACCTTATTGAATTGTTTTAATGCATCCGCATCAAGGATCTTTTTTTTGCTTACTATTACGTAAGCTCCTTTACTAACCTTTTCCATAGCTGCTTCTAAATTTTTATGAAATTCTTTATCATAAGGTGTCTTGTACAATCGCAGCTTATCTGGCGTGTGATATTCAAATAATTTATGTAAAGACATTGTTTTTTGCTCTTCTCTACTAGCCAAAATAAATAGATTTTTAGGCTCGTCAGAAACGTAACTCATCAATCTAAATTCTGATGGTAAATCAGAATCGGATGGCCATCCTAAGTAGGAACTAACACTGAACCACAAAATTAGACAAAATATACAAACAAAATTTATCAGCCACCACTTGGCAGCCCAGTATCCTTTGCAACCTATTACAATCCATGCACAAAGTACACCCAAAATAAGAAATAGTAATGGAAAAGTTAATGCCGAAATCATGGTGCAGCCTTTTTCTGTATCAAGCTTCTTTTAGGACCATCTTTCACACTTGTTACAACACCTTCACCATTCAAATTCATTCTGCATATAGTTACTTCTTCACCTTCACTTGTTAATTCAACATCTTTTACTATTACCGTGCTATATGGATTTAGTTTTTCTATTTTCACATTTGCCTTGACACCAGCAACAGTTCGTTTTTTAAATACATGCAAATTTATAACATATTCTCCAGTAATGTGTCCCCTAATAGTTACTACTTCCCTGTTTTCTCTGTACACAAATTTCTTTCCATCTGGCAAAGTTATTTCATCGTTTTTATTTCCAACATCATCTCGGTCTAAATGCATGAGCCCATCTTCTTTTCTGCCAAAATACACAATACTATCAAGAGGATCTACCAACCATATGTCTATATCGTCATCGTTGCCAGCTGGCCAAGTTAAAGTAATCAAAAACTCAACTTTCGGTTGATCAACAGGACTTTTATCTTCATTTTCTTTAATGTACATCAAAGTTAAAATGAAAAACCCCACGAAAGCCAGTAAAGAATTAAATAACAAATCTAGGAAGCTTGTGTGTGATCCGTAGTTTCTGTTTTTTGACATTCTTTTTCCTTCTTTTTTCCTAAATTCTTTTCAAGCATAAAGCATTGAAATTTAAGTAGGTTACCGCATATCAAACCGCCCAAAGTTGTATAAAGGGCTGTAGCCATACCATAACTCATATTTGATAAAAGCGCTTGTAAAGCCTGAACACCCTCCACTGGCTTGGCAAATCCACTTAACATCTGAATAAAACCTATAACGGTTCCAATCATTCCAAGAGACAAACAAATTTCGGATACAAACCATCCAGTATCAGATTCTTCTTCTTCTAAAATCGCACCTTTATCAATATTCCAAGCCAAATAACCGTTATATGCGCTATTTGCAAAATACAACAGCATAATAACAAATGTTAGAAAACTACTATCTTTTAAATAAATTTCTTTTAGCAAACCAAAATATGATGCTATTGCAAAACATACAAATACGGTTGCATTCAAAAGCCACCATTTTAAAAAACTGTTTTTCATAAAACCTCTGTAATATAAAGTAGTTTCATAGACAATTTTGTACGTATAATATAGTACGAGTCAAAATGTGAAACAGAACATTATCAAACAATGTGTTAAAATACTCTATCGTGATTGGGATCACGATAAGAGCAGAGAAAGATTTCATTACGCATTTGCAATTAAGAAAAATCAGCTTATTGCAATTGGCAAAAATCAGCCAGACTATTTTAGCTACAAGATTTATGAGCTTGCACGTTTGCATAATGTTAAAAAATGGCTCAAGTATCCCTTTCCACACGCCGAAAGTGATTTAGTCACAAAACTTCCTGTTACCATCAAACCAAAAGACATAGAAATTTTAAGTTTGAGAATCAATAGACATGGTCAATTTCGCATGGCCAAACCTTGCGCCCATTGCCAGCAACTCCTTGATTCAGTTGGCATAAACAAGGTTACTTGGAGCTGCAATGATAGTGAATACTGGGGAAATGAATTAATAATACAGAGTCAAAATAAAATAGACTTAACAGAAAGTTTAAGCGTAAACAATTTAACTGGAGGCATTTATGAAGTCAGAAAACCATTACCAAGGCTTAGTTACACGAGTTCTTGACGGGGATACTTTTGAAGCACTAATTGAACTGGGCTTTGGAGTTACACAAAAATTCAAGATAAGACTTGATGGCATCGATACACCTGAACTAACAACTACCAAAGGCAAAATGGCCAAGGAATTCGTTAGGAATCTGATAGAAAATAAGTATGTCATTGTCAAGGATGAAGGATCGGAAAAATATGGCAGAGCTAGGGCAAGCATAGAGCTTCCAGATGGCAAGGATTTAACCGAATTTTTAATAGAGAACAAAATAGGCACAGAGTATCACGGAGAAAAGAAAAAAACTTTTGCAGCTCTCTCTATTGTATAACTATAATATTTTATAACTGCGAGGTGATTTATGAAAAGTGGACAAAGTCAAAATTTTATAGGTAAAGATACAACAACATATAAATCGCCAGATGGCTATGCAGAATATGACTTCTCCGAAATAATTGTAAAATTTAACCCAGCATCCTTTGCCGGAATAAGATTAGAACAAATCGAAAGAGATAAAGATCGCAAACACAATACAAAAAAAATTAACTTGAGCCATAACCAAGCTAGAAAACTTAAAAAAATTCTAAGAGACTTATACCCAAGAGATTAATTTGCTAAAACCTGAAAACTTGAGAGAACTTAATTTAGATTCACTCAAAACAAATAATTACTCAATAGATGAAATCATCACAGATGCCAACATATGGTTCGATGATTTGGTCGTCCCTGTCTCCAAAACCAGCAGAGGATACAAAATCGCTTGCAAAAAGCTGGCTGATGAAGTAGTCTACTTAAGAGCACAACTTGAGGAGGCCAAAAAATGCCAGAGAACATCCGCAAAGCCCTGTACACAAGCTGCATTATCTGCAGTTTCTTAAGCGTCCTCTTCTGCTTTCTCTTCTTCTTCGGTCTTAGGAGCGAAGAAGGAAAACTGCAGGGCTTACTCTTTGCTTGCCTAGCTTCATTTCTCATGTCATTGAGTCATCATTTGAAGGAACCACAATGATGAACATCACACTTGTTGAAAAACTTGCCACTGGTCTTTTTGTAATCTGGCTATTCGTAGTCACCTTACTAACAGTCCAAATTCATAACTACAAATCAGAAAATAGAAAGCTAAAAGAATATATCAAGAGAAATTAAAATGCACGAACATTTGCATCAAATTCTTATCTGCTTAGATCAAGATTTTGAACCATTTGGACAAAGAAACAGACAAGATGATTGGGGACCAGATTGCAGCTGTAGTTGTAAATATTTCCAAAAATTACAAATTAACAACGATTGGGGAATTTGCTCAAATAAAAAAAGCCCAAGAGTTTCTCTATTAACATTTGAACATCAAGGTTGCAAACACTTCGAATCGGAGGAAAATGAATCCTGAACAAATGATGGAACATATCGAAATTCTTCAAGATAGCCTCGATGATGCTATGGAAATAATGATTAAAATAGAAACTAAATTAAAAGCCCTAAAAAGAGCAATGAATAAACACAGAAAAACTATTCTTTCCGTAGATAATTACAACGAAGACCGCAGAAAAGCTGATGAACAACTGTGGGAAATACTAGATTACGATGAACTTTTTTCAGAAGAAGAAAATAAAAATGAATGAGATTAATCCAGCAGAAGAAATAACCAAAAGACTAAATAATCATGAAAATATTGTAATGAATCCTTCTATAGTTTTACCAATTAAACTTTTACAAGCATTACTCAGAGAACATGAAGATATAACTTACAAAATCAAAAAATGTAATAAGGAAACTATAGAGCGAGATACAATTCAACAGTGTTTGCAAATTATCAAAAATTATGCAGATCATGTTACCACTCAAGAACATAAAAACTTAGGAGACGGTACAGTTAAAAATATGGCACTTCACGAAGTATTAGGATTGCTAAAAAAAGAATTTAATTGTTACTCGTTTAACATATGCTAACACCAATTGAAATAAAAGAAATTGAAGCAAGGTGCAAAAAAGCTACCAACGGCCCTTGGGTTACAGATTTAAGGGACGGAATATGGTCCGTGTACTGCGGTGAATTGTACCACTATCACCCAATTGCACGAATCAATCAAAACCAAAATCAAGAGAATAATGCCACGTTTATTGCACATGCAAAAATGGATATAATTAAGTGCTTGGACGAAATTGAAAGACTCCATGAAGTTATCAGAGGTATTACAAAAGGACAACCTTTAGAAGGCGGCTGGAACTAAATGGACATCTTTATGGGAATTCTCAATTTTTGCATATTTATGGTCCTTATTTTCGGACTAGTTACCCTAATGGCAGCAGTATTTGCCACAATAGATCCAAGCCCAGTTGATTACGACGAAAACATCGATGGAGACAAAAAGTGATGTTGCAAATCATTGTGATGGTAGCTATGTTTGCTATTGTCCTTTATGGAATCGTTAGTGTCTTCACTATGAATGATGCTCCGAATCCCAATTGCTTTAATGATAATGAAGATTACATCGAATCAAAGTGCCCATTCATGAGTGAACAAAATGATCAAGGAAATTCTGAAGGAAAATAAACTACAGATTTCCTTAATCTACTCCCTTCTCATCATACAGTACGGTTTGTTTTCGATTATGCCTTACCTTTTGGGTAAGGCCATAGATGGCTTGCTAATAAAAGACAATTCCGGCCTTGTTTTTCTCCTGATAGCGGAAATAACTGCATTAATCTTGGGCTATGGCCTTAAAAGAATTGATACCATTGTATTCATGAAAATATTTTGTGATAAGGCAATAAAAGCAGTACAAATATTAAGAAATAAAAATATGATACCTGCTAAAATAGCAGCTAGGTATCAACTGGTAGGATACTATTCAGACTTTTTCGAATATAGCTTGCCACAAATAATTAACTCCTTTATCGGAGCAGGAACTGCTCTAACCATGCTCTACATAACCGATCATAAAATTGGCTTGATCGCAACAGTTTTGTTTTTCTTTATGATTATTGTCAACAAAGTGTACAGCTTTAAAACACAAAAAGTAGATTTAGACATACAAAACAATAAAGAAAATATAAACCATTCTTTGATGGAAAATCTCGAATACAAACCACACTTAATTAACCTAGGTTCAGATTACATAAAGAAATCTAATTTAGACGCTGCAAATTTCTTTTTTAACGACTCTTTATCCATACTGATGCACGTATGCATCATGCTTGTCTTGGTTTATACTAATCCAACGGTAGGAGCAATTACATCCACCTTACTGTATGTGGATAAGTTGTACGGAGTAACTTACAACATATTCTACTTCTTTATGTTTATGAGAGGCATTGAAAATACTAATAAGCTTTTACATGAAATTGATTAAAGGCTGTGCAAAGCGCTGACGCTCTTAATCTTCGCCACTTCGCTAAAAGGCATCCGAGTCAGGAAAGAGCTAAAACGACCACCATATACCTACCAGCCAACTTAATATAGTTAGCAGCACCCCTTACTGCCACAACATGTGACAGTTTTTGGTTTTATTCCACACTTGTCAGGCGCTAAACAATTAGCCTGTATCTTACTCAAATATATGTTCACAAATTCATCCAGTATTTGTGTAGATTCCACACCATAAAGACCAATAGTATATTTATTATCAAACTCAACGACTATTTCATCTTCAGGGTTAATTAAATCATACCCAGCATTTATGATCTTAGTTAACTTTTCAACTGTGAGTTTGTGGTCATAGTCATCAGCAACCCACACCTGAAATGTGGTATTAGTTGTTTGTCTCTTTACTCCGCCGCAATCGACAAAGTTTTTTATGGCTTGCCCTATTTCGGTTATGTGAAAGTGACATGGCACACTCACACCACTTGGTGTGTAAATGCCAACCAAACTTTCCGGTTTTGCCCTTTTTAGTGCAGTCAATAAGTCATTCAATGTAGCCATTTTACACCTCAAAATAATTATAGCAAATTTTGCCCGCTAATTTATTTTTACTTACAATTTTTTATGCGTAAGTTTTGCAACTCCTGCCAAACTGAAAAACCCTTAGAGGATTTCAGTTTCAAATGCAAAGCAAAAAATACAAGACATTCGAAATGCAAAACTTGTCACAGAGTTGATACTAATAACCATTACAAAAAATATTCTGAAAAATATATTTTGGCCGCTAGCGAAAAGAAAAAACAAATTAGAGATTGGTGGCAAGAATATAAAAAACAATTCAAATGCGCTTGCGGCGAATCACACCCAGCTTGCATAGACTTTCATCACCCAGAAGATAATAAAGAAAAAGACGTATCAGCTTTTTTCAATGAAGGTGCAATTAATAAAGGATTGATTGAACTTAAAAAATGCATTCCTATCTGTAGCAATTGCCACAGAAAATTACATCATGAGTTAAGAGAAAAGCGGATGGAGGGAGTCGAACCCACCTAAATTAGGTTGGAAACCTAACGCACAGCCGATATGCCACACCCGCAAATATGCACTTATCGCATAAACTATGCAATTACTGCATATAAAGTATTATAGTGGTGTTTAATTATTTAAAAATTTCAATTTCCTTGACCCAATTATATGGATTCAATTTGGTAAAATTAAATGGAAATGCATGTGCTGCTCTGCCTGAGAAACAATCACTCATATCAAAAACACCATCAAAAATGTGATAATTGTCTGCGCCGGAATCGAATATTTTAGATTCCCAAGAAAACTTCGTTCGCAAAATCATGGACTTCTTGCCTCAATTAAAATAACCAAGGCCAAAAAAACAATAACAATTGACGCTCTCTAATCCAAATAAACATGATCTGGTATAATAATGATCGAAAGAGTTATGTTTGTGTATGTTGCTATCAAATATTTTATCTTTCCACAACCTTATAGAGAATTTGTGACCGAAATTACTTCTTGGTTGCATGATATTTCTCCAAAGCTTTTTTGGACCGACAACCTTTGCACACATTCATCAAATTTCCAGTTTTTTTATTTTTAACAGAAAAGTTTGAATAGTCAAGCACATTCTTGCAATTTATGCACTCCTGTTTGTTTTCATGTGCATATGGATTTATCCTTTTTAGATGATCTTTTGGCAACTTTCCTATACGTCTGCCATTTTCCTTCCAACAAATGTACTCGCCATTATTTTTTTTTATGTTTTTCATAAATGTTACTTTAAGTTGTGTATGACTGCACTCACAATGTTTGCAAAAATTGGTTACTGTAACCCCAGCTATCTTTAGCCAATAATGTTTGTTTGCTCTGTCACGGCCTTTCTTTTTTCTTACTGCTGGATAATCAATACCTTCAAGTGTTTTTCTGAATTCGTCCGACCACATTCTAGCATCATGGTAACTACTAAATCCCAATTCTTTTTCTGTCCATATTTCATATTCATATTTTTGAATATCACAATATGCTTTTGCATCTTCTATTTGTTCTATGACTTTTGGATAATTACGATCTAAAATATCTTGTGGCTTGACTTCAATTATTTTATTATTATTAACTAGTATATCTGCGACACGACTGCGCCCATTAACATGATAATAATGTGCAGTTTTGTAATTCAAAACTTTATGGTCTGATTCTAAAATGGTAAGTGCTTTTAACTCGTATGTTGAATACCAAGGTATATAATCACCCATTTTCGTGCTATAAAAATATCCACGATTAGTTTTCTTCTGTTTTCCTGATACAATTTTTTGCGCAGTTAATTCGCTTAATCTCTGTTTTAGTTTTCGCCCAAGTTCAGATGCCCATTTCCTTTTTGCAGCTTCAGACATGTTCTTTTTAGCTTGATCACTTTTTTTCCAAGGGTTGTGCGGTTTATTTTCATTCATGATATGACTACCTTGTGTGGACAAGTCGATTATATCACAAAGAATTTTAAAAGGCAAGAAAAAAAGAACCCCGACTTTGCAGCCGGGGTTCTTTTGATATCAATTTGATATCTAGAGATATCCCTAGACAACAAAGTTAGCAATTGATAGACGGGCATAGAACTTTGCACCTTCACGTAGCAATTTCTTGCCATATCTAGTAAGTATACCTTTTCGTGGGCAGAAGCTTTCTGGATCTAGCACAACTGGTGTTTGTGTTAGTGGTACATAGGGGCAATAGAAATAGCCCGAATCCATGTAGGAGTCGCCCTTATAACCCATCAACAATTGGTTGGTGGGGAATAGTGGATCCTTGTAGAGACGATAGCGGTTAGCAACAGTACCGACGTACTGAATACCAAGTGAGCTAGTAAATGTCTCAGAAGGAGCTGGTGCGAAACCTGCGGTGGCTGTCTCGAAGATTGAGGAAACTTCAGGTGAGGTCACGATGAAGTTAGCGCCGCCACGTAGGGTCTTCCTGTGGATAACGTTGGAAACTTCAACGATCTTCACATAGAGAGACTCATACTTTTCTTTGATGGTATCACCAAGGGCGGTAGCGAGGTCCCAAGCAGCGACAGTACCGGCGTTCTGGCGAAGGTCCTGAACGCACTCACGGTCGATTTCGAGGTTGATTTCCTGAGCGAGAACAGCGGTCAACTCAGCCTCAGCGTCTAGATTGTGCTGAGAGCGGAGGTCCTGCTGAGCCTCATAGGACCAAACAGCCTTCAATTTGCGGGTCTTGGCAGCGATCTCTTCTGACTCAACGACTAGGTTGATTTCAGGGAGGTCCTGATTGCACTCCATGTTGTACTCGTAGGAGACTACGCAATAAACAGGGCCAGCTGCAGTGCCGTTCCAAGTTAGGCTGAAGCCGCCTGTGTTTAGGTCAAGGCTGCCAGCTGTAGCTAGGTCAGTACCGGAAACGGTATTGAATGTGAAGGTTCCAGAGCTAGCTACTGTGAAGGTCTGGGTCACGGTGCCGTTTAGATAAACGGTTCCGGTGATTGTGCCAGCTAGGACTGGTGTGTGCTGGAAGTTGCCCATGTTCACTGTAGCGTTTGGCACAGCGATTGTGTCAGGGGTCTTCTCGTTCTGGACGAACTGGCTGGAGTAGTAGATGTCAAGATTGGCATCACCACTAGCCCTCTGCTGGAGGGAGTTCACATCGTCAGCGGGGAAGCCGCTGTCGTTGGAAGCGCCCTGCATATAGCCCTTGTTGGAGCTATAACGGAAGCGGAGGTAGTATACCAAGCCGGTTGGGCCAAGTAGAGGCTGCACACTAACAATCTTGTTAGCGATTAGCTGGGGATAAATACGACGGACAAGAGGAATAGAGATTCTCTTGAACTGAGCAACGTCGGATGTGTCGGTTGCTGTTTCATTGATGAGTCTCTGGTTCTCTAGTAGAACTGCTGTAGCAGAGCGGACATAAGGGTCTTCGATGCCCTTTAGAATACCGGTTTTGCTCCAACGAGTCTCTAATTCTCTTGCTTCATTCAAAAAACGTGCATTAGCGTTCATGTAATACTCCTATTAAGATTAATTCTTATTCTTCTTAACGCCTGATAGAATAAGTAGCTCGTTTACTTCACCGCCGCCATTGTTATATTCCGCAATAACTTGGACGTTTTCGGTGTCAATATGTCCTCTCCCGCTTGCGTTCTTTACTTTCTGTGCTCTTTCTTTCTGCTCTGTAATCAACTTAGCCCTCTTGTTCTCAACAGGGGAAGCCTTGCGGCTCTCTGTTAGGACATTCTGGGTTTTGCGTACAGACTCGGTCAAACGAGTGTTATCGGTTGAGAGACGAATGTTGCGTGCTTCAAGCATGCGTAGCTGTCCCTTGAGTTCATCAACCCTCTTCATGGCTTCATCTAGCTTGCTAGAAGTAGCGAAGGTCTTCTCCTCGTCGGATAGATAGTTGCTTGTAATGTTGACAATCTTGTCAAGGGCGACTTTGTGCTCTACGATGCGGGGGTCGTTCATTAGGTCATGACGAGCCTGCTCGTAAATCTCTCCACCCTTGAGCTGAAGGAACTGATCGACCTTCTCAACGATGTAGTTTTTCATTTCAGCGAGCTTAGCGTCGTATTCCTCGTAGAGGTCAACTTCGACTTTGCCCTTGCTGTTGCGCTCTGACAAAAGCATCTGATATGCTTCTTCGTAGCCTTCTTCGAGTGTTTGCTCGAATTCTTCCTTCTGAATAGCCAAGCGGGCATTTAAGTCGTTGATGATCTCGTAAGCCTCTTGGTATCCTTTATAAGCTGTCTTCTCGGCAGTAGCCAATTCAGACGATAGCTGAGAGTAAGCCTCTTCAAGATTGTTGTTGTACTCTTGCTCAAGTCTCTCAGTAGCTTCCGCTAGCATTTCGGAAACAGCCGAGGCTACTTCGTTAACTTGCTCTTCAGGCAGAAGCTTTTTTAATGATTCAACGATTTTATGTTCCATTATCCTAACCTCATTTTTATGTTGTTAGTTTGTTCTCTTACAAACCCGCCCAGACATGCTATCAGAGCATCTTTATTAACATTATGTATGCTTCTGGTCTCATTTTTTTTCTGGGATTTATCATAAACCGCTGGAGAATACTCCTGATTCTCCTTGGTTGTGCCTACCTTCTTCTGAAAAGCGGCAAACGTTGATGGATCAGCAACTACATCAAACGTGATGAGTTTATATGATTCATCAATGACAAGAATACCATTTTCATTTGTCTTGCCGTTGCCTACGCCACGGCTAGAAACACCAACACGTACTCCGTCGTTAATAAGGGCTCTTAATATCTTGCCATGTGGAGTGTTTAGGATTTCTCCTTCTCCCATGAGGACATTGCCTTCCCACCATAACTTAGTAATAACGTGTGATGCTTTTTCAAAATGAATAATGCTATCTTCTGGATGATCTAACTCACCCACAAGACCTCTTGCTTTTACACATTCATTCAATTTCTTTACATTCTCGTCAAGTACGCTGTAGCTATACATGCGTTTGTTTTTGTTGACAGCCTCCGCTTCTTGGAATTTCCCACGAAACTTAGTCAGTCCCCTTTCGGAGGACTCGTTCATGGAAAGCTCAATGCCTCCATGCGTACAGCAGTCAATAAGTAGGTACTGGTTCATGTATCTCCTTTAATTACTCGCCGTCCGCTAGAACGTCGTGATGTTTTACCATTCCGCTGTCGTGCTTCTTGTAATAGGTATAAGCATTGCTTGGATCGATTAGTTTGAAGCTGTCACCCAAAGTCATTTCCTGACCGGGAATATAAGGATTGCTTAGAGCAGGCCATGTATCCTTGTCGCCGAAGGTTCCTAGTTCGTCCTTATCGGAGGCAATAGGAGTTGCGCCTTTGATAACAAAGTCGCCGGCTTGTGGAACATAAGGATTGCGAACCTGAGGATTCAAGTCGTTGCCTTTCATGCCTGTGTAGTATTCCATGTCTCCTAGGTCTACCTTTACAGAGTGACCATCGGAGGATGGGCTGAGTTTGTAAGGACCGGTGTGGTCGCCGGGAGCGCCGTTCATAGGTCCGTATTTGTGAATGAAAGGATTGTCGCCGTTTAGGCTGATTACTGGAGCCATAACGGTCCACGGGGCACCATCAAAATCAAGAGATTGTGTGGCTGCTTCTAGGTAAAGTGCTAGATCTTCAGCAACCAACAAGCTAGGTTTTGATTCGTTCTTGAGAACAGTTTCGCACTCATGAATTAGGCTGGCAACCTCAACGCAGGTAGCTTCATCGCCTGTGCGACGGGAAATGTTGTATACTTCGCTCAAGGAACGATATAGATCCTTGAATACTTGCTTTTCGCTGCGGGCTGTTTCATCAGCCTTGGCAAATACTGCTTCGGCAACATTTGCGAAAGCGTCAAAATCATCTAGATCAGCTGCTTTACCAGCGATATTGAAGATCTTGCCGACCTTGTCGGTGTATGTTTTGTGGGCTGTGCGAACAACGCCATCAGCTAAGAAGGCGCATGTTTCATCGCTGAAGTTCTTAACGCCAGATAGGCTTAAAGCTTCATTGATCTTGTCAGCAACTTCCTCACGACGGAGGTAAATCAAAGCTGGCCAAGCAGCAACAACGTTTTCGAAGCACTGTTGGAGGTCTTCGTTGCTGGACATGGCGTTGTAACGACGCATGTCAACAACAGCCTTAATCCAAGTGGGCTGCTGAGAAAAGCTCTCGCATAGAGTCTTGTAACGTCCATCAATGATATTAGCCATGTCCTTATACTGAAGCATAAGAACCTTGCCTTCATTGCGTACACTTGTGCGTGGGACGCTTAGACCTGTAATGTTTCCTTTGCCATCACGCTGCGTGCGAACGCTCTGGTAAAGATCGCCATTTGTGCGGAAATCAACAAATTCCAAGATGTTCTTGGCGATGCTGGCCCACTCTTTGACCTTGTGATCGCCGGCTTTCTTGGCGACATCTTTTAGTCTCTTGTGGTCAAGTGTGCCCTTCTTCATATCTCTCTTGTCTTTTTTGCTGGTCTTGCCCTTGTGCAAAGGTGAACCATGCTTTTCAAGATACTTTTTAAGTCCTTCTGGCATGCCCTTCTTCTTCTTTTTCTTTCCATCCTTCTTTGATTCGGTAATTACGCCCTCACGGAGAGATGCTTTTACGACGGGAGTTGCGAAATACTCAGAGAAATGGTCATTTGCTGCAGAAAGGTTGTCTTCAAGAATCTGATCAACCATAGATGCAACAACAGACTTGCGAGCATTTTCTAAATTGTTCTGCTCAACTACAAGCTCCTGAATGTTCTCAAGCAAAATCTTGTCAGACTCAACTGTGAAGTTTGCCTGAATAAAATTGCCGTCACTGTTTACAAAAGTAGCGGTGTCTTCAGTCATGCAATAAAACTGAACGTTGTCATCGCCACAGGCTCTGCCTACCAACTCGGCGGCTTCAATTAATTCTCTCTCAACAGAAGTTAAGGAGCCTTTTTCAATGTCTCTATATGTCTGGAAATCTACAAATTTCTTTTTCATGCCAAATCTCCTTAAAAGATTTTTTTTAATATAACTATCCCATCGTTATATATTAAAGGAGGTAATTCTTTGTTTATCTTGATGTACAAAGAAAAAATACATCCAACTAACCATTTATCTATGCAGAAGATCGCAATTATTGGTGGCATATGAAAAAATTTTCCGACTTTATTGAACAAAAACAAGACTTAGGCGACTTTAAAGCTAAGGATTATCCTGCTTCTAACAAGGAGGAAATTCTAAAAATGTTCGGTAGTTTGGATGCCGAAGACAGAAGAATTATCAGAAATCAAATGATTGAAATGTTTAACAGTATGCTTGGAAACAAAAATGGTTTTGTTAAATGTGCAGATTTCGTGATAAGCAATGCCACAAGTAATTACGAGCAACAAACTGCACAAAATATGGTTGATAGGGTCAAAAACTTTTTCCAGAATCCCATAACCAAAGGACTTGGATATATCGATGGCGAAAATCAGATCATCAATTCGCCAAATCCAAACCAAAACGGCGCAACTAATAACAGTTATTACAATTAATATTCGCTGTAATCCGGCGGTTCCATGTCTTCTTCGCTGGCGTAATTCTGTATTTCAATATCATACTTGACCAAATCCTCTTCAGTGGGCTGTTGAAGCGTTGTTGTGCTTTGAGAGCCAGCAGAGGGTTCTGATTTGGCATTTTCTGGAGGTTGCTCACCACCCAATTCACCACCAGCAGGTTGTTCTGGAGTGCTAGGCAAGCCTTCAGGCGTAAGTTCATTGTTCGGGCCTTCGGGCGTAGCGCCAATTTTGTTTTCTTGATTTTCTTGGTCACTAGGAATGCCAACACCAAGAAGCGCAGGATTTTGTGATAGAACTTGCAATTTGGCATCTTCAATTTTCTGCATTTTCATACGTGCTGTCAATACTTTGGCTTGTTCTTCACTATATTTCATCCAGCCAGTCAATATATCATAATCTGATAAAATAGCAGAGCCCTTAAGAGAAGTTGCATTTTGTATTCTGGCATTAACAACCTCTGCACGGCTTAATTCACGCCACTCAGAAGGCTGTGTCATTTTGATTTTTAAATCTTCATAGGTTTCAGTTGGAAAACCTCTCAGTTTCAAATGTCTATCAGCTATTTCCCACAAAATGTCTTCGTAAGGAGCTTGGAATCTTTCAATAAGCCTTGCCACTCTAACATCTTGGCTACTTAAAGTAACCTTAGTTTGCTGAGGGTCTTCTGTATTCATGTAATTTTTTGGGAACTGTAGTGCTGTGAATAACCTATTTCTGAAATAGATTGCATCGTCAATTTCTCCCAAGTTTTGGGCACCGGGCAAAGTTTCAATTTTAGTATTGGAATTTGGTCTGATAGGCAGCCAGAAATCTTCATCTACAGCGGGGGCGTGGTACTTTTCATCAACTGCATTAGGGTTATAACCGCCGGCTTGCCCTTGGTGATGACTTACTTTCTTTTTGCGGAATTGATCTTTCAATCTTTCTACGAAAGCCTCTGCTTTAAAAGGAGGCAACTGACCAACATCAATATAAAACACTCTTCTTTCCGGACTTCTTGCAAGTCTATAAACCAACATTGAGTCTTCCATGAGTCTTAATTGATTGGCAGGCCCTCTGGCTGGCTCTACTATGCTCACACCATAAGGGTAGAATGTTCTCCTGTCATCACCCAAGCGGGCGTGTACCACTTGTTCAGGACTGAATCGTATGGCTGTAGCCATAGCGATTTCTTGATCTGTGGCATGTACAACTGGAGCTTTAGTCAATGACTGATAATCAGGGCCTTCTTTAGATTGTTGAAATTCAACGACTCTTCCCTTTGTTGTTTCAATTCTGTACATGGATTCAGGAGGAAGGCGAGTGATCTTCATGACACCTTCTTTGGGATCATCCAAGTTTATTACTAACTCATAAAACAAATCCCCATACAGCAACATGCTCTTGAAATCAGACCAAATTCTTCTGTTTAGATTGATCATATTCCTGTGCAAAAACAGGAATTCTATCTCCATTTTCACATCTTCATCCGCACAATGCACCTGTACAACATTCCCATCGCTGTCTTTCTGGCAATTATGAACTATTGTTGAATCTGTTGCGAAATTATGGTGCTCTTCAACTGTTAAGTCATAAACATCTTGAACTTCGCCTTTAAAAACACCCAATACTCTCCTGTGATCTTTGTGCCTTGCCAGCCATCTAAGTTCATCTACTGTGTGGCCCTCAGAACGCAATCTGTTTTTCACAGTTTTCCAATCGCAATCCGCTTGTTGTGCGATTTGATTCATATTTAGATCTTGTGCAAGTAATCTTCCGTAGAGAGCAATTCTCTCCATTTTTTTGTCAACTTTACCAGTTCTCCAACTATCGACAAAGTGTCTCTCATGTATCCATCCATGGGTAAAAGTAAATATTCTTGGATATTGTTTACTAGGCAAATTGTTTGCAAATTGATTTACTGGGTTCCTGTAAAAAGGCATTAATAAATCGCCTTCCTTCAAGTCACCGGCATATTTCCAAGTGCCATCTCTCATCAAAATTCTATGATCTGGGGTGCATTGCAAATCTTTGCCGTTATCTAAAACTACATTAACGGTTTCGGCTGTTTTGGTTTTTCTAGGACTATGAGCCCAGCCCAGAGCGTAATCTTTTTTAGTGAAGTCGTAGCAATATACTAAAAATTTATCGCTTTTATGTGTTGTAGCAAGCTTTTCAATAGGAATAAAACCAAATGGTGTTGCTACAGGAGTTTTTCCAGACAAGCATGCTTCATCTGAAAAAACATTTAGGGCACACTCAATTTCCGGTATTGTTCTTAGTCTTTCATATTCCTTGTATCTGCTTTGTCTATTTGAAACTGTTGAAAGATCGATAAAATCATTAGTTTCACGTAATCTAATTAGCCTAGAGTCAGAATTGCTCCAAAAGCTTCCGTCTGGATTTAATGTTGGAATCGCATCTGGCTGTCCAATACCTGCGCCAACAAGGTCTTTCGGGTCAATAGACCTTGAAACAGGATCCCTTGCGAATGCAAAATCCCATGTTTTAAAAAAGTCTGCCCAAATCGGCGTTGCCATATCTGAAAACCTCTACTAGTATATTTTATGTAGTTTGCCTACTATAGATATGCAATATTTTTTTATTCTCAGTCACTTAGGATGTAATATAACCGTATGGGACCAACTCATGCGAAGCAATCCCTTTTTAATATCTGATTATATATATAATTCTAACCATGTATACTACAACAGACAGATAGCTTTAGAGAAGAAAAATGGCAAACAAAGGTTTTCAAGATTTTTTGACATTTTGGTCCATAATTGGCAAACTGGTCTTAAAGATACTCTCGATTTTTCTAAAATAATATATTTAAGAAATGATGATGATCAGGTAGCCCTAGCCAGAATTAAAAGCAGCGGACTTATACACAAAGATTGTGCTTATGATTACTTAGAGCGCCGCAAAGCCTTTATAAAACAAGTGTTGCGAAGGAACAAAGACAATATTATTTTAGACGATGATTTTATAAATTTGCAAAAAAAATTAATAAGTGTAGCCGATTTTGTTGGTGTGCCGCCTCAGTATAAATTTGCACTAACCTAATAACATTCCGCCTGTGAAGTCTTGACCGCCATCTTGGTTATTCTGACTGTTTGCAGAGTCTATAACTTTTTGCTCATCTTTCATCATGCTGTCAAGAATTTCTAAAGCTCGTTTGGCATCGTCTATTGATAAAAATCCCATCTTCTTGGTGTTTTCATTCTGTAATTCTTGTATTTTTCTTTTTTTACGTTTGTTTTGTATGTTTTTTATGGACTCCACAGTTTTACTAAGATTTGTTTTGACTTCTACTAAAGCAAATTGATCTGGCAATTCACGAAGACAATTTTCTAGAGTTTTGCGTATGTTTAAAAGTTTTGCTTCACTGGTATTCATGAGTCACCCGACTTCTCAATATGTAAAACCTTCAAATATCCGCCATCTATAGTAAAATCATAGGTTCCCAAATGGCATATCTGATTTTCTCTGTAGATTACTTTATAATCACCTTCTTTTGTGTTGGCGAAAGCCATGGGTAGCTTTACTTCTTTGAAATACAAAAGTCTGTTCCTCAGGTTTGCAACTTCCTGCTCATTTTCCAAACAAAAATAACCTCTGCATATGTTTTTACTTTTTGCTCTATCAAGAAAATATTCATTTATAGAATTTACATGTTCAGTATTGTCTGTGACCAGCCTGTTGGTCTCTAAAGCAACTATTAAATGTTTTTCGCCAACATTAATTTTGAACTTCTTTATAGGAGCAAAAGTATCTTCGATATTTTCAGGAAAAGGTGTTACTTGCGCATCGAACAAATCTCTAGTTTTGTCGCAGTATTCACTTAAAAGAGATACTGTTACTGCACAATTGTGTTCTGTCTTTTTGCTAATTGCATCAATAATAGATTTTTTGCTATCTATAGATTTAGTATCTAGTAGTATATTCATAGCTGTCTCATCTATCATGGACACTTTTTTATATTTTAATATTTCGCCTATATTTTTGCTAGAAAGAAATTTGTTTACAGCTACTTCGGTATTTTCTTTAGTTATATGTTTTGTGATCTCATAGAGATTTTCTTTATTTTTCAATGCAGCCGAAAACCATTCATCGTCATGAAGGCTCAGAGCCATGGCATCATGATAGGCAGAAAGATCAGCTGTAATAATTGGCTTGTGCATATCTCTATTTATATAATAGTCCTAATTTACCAACCAAAGTCCTTTAAAAGTGCATTTTGTTTTCTGTACATTTTCAACAAGTTTTCGTTTTCCAAGTCTTCGACCGTTTTTTCTTTTTTCAAGACTTTTTCAATTATAGATTCCCTAAGTCCTTTCCTTAATTCGGCACGAATATCTGCCACGTTTGCTTGCGTCTTAGTTTGTGATTCTCCCGCAGTCATTCCCAAGGGAATATCTCTTATACTTTGATCTCTGGCATACAGAGCCAAGGCCATGGCAATTATGGCATCATCATGTTTGCCCTTGGCAGCCTCGGCTTTTTTAGTACCACTATTGTACTCAAATGTTTTCATTTCATTTATCAATCTACGGCTGTTAACAATCAAGGCTCCGTTTAATATTCTGCTTTGAAAACCTTGCAATACTATAGGTCTAGTATTTACAGACATCTTTATGCCGGGCTTTACATTTTTGGTAAATTTTGGGGGATAAAATAAATTTTCGTAAGATAATTCTCTAAACAACATATCCAAAACTATGCCGCCACTTGACATATCTTCTACAATTACCATGGCTGAGTTGTAGGCTGTAGCCAATTCATGCACTATGTGGGAAAAATCATGTGGTTGAATGCTATTGCTGTAAAATTCACCGACTTGTTCTAAAGTATTTGAATTTATAACTTGTATGCAGGAATTATCGCCATGTGATCCGATACCTTCAGCGCAGTCTACACCAAGAATGTAATCGGCACCATCTTTTGGTTCTTGCCAAATCCACAAAGAACCTTTTTCGAACTCTGAATCATTTTCTTCTGGATTATCTTTGTTACAAAAATGTGGGAAAAGTCTTTTTGTAGGATATTTGTTTCTTATTTGTTGTTCTATGGCGGTAATTTTGTCTGCTGGTATGTAGGTGTCGCCAGACCCCAAGAAACTACGCAAAACTTCCTGTAGGAAGCCTTTTTCCCCAAGCTGGCTTCTTTGTTCCTTTTCCCAGTTGGGATTATTTTTTGGAGAATAATCAGGATGTTCCCAGTAATCCAAGTCGATTACATGGAACATGTTTTTGCCGTCTTTGGCGTTTGTGTATGTCTCTTCGTACCAGTTACCAAGTCCATTTACTGTTGAAACAAGCACACAACTTCCACCAGTTGACAACACCGGCCACATAGCTTTCCAGTGATTTTCCATATCTGGAATGAACGCCGCTTCGTCTATTATTAGGAAGGTAACTGATTTACCACGGGCAGCTTCAGGAGAGAAAAACTGTAATGCTCCACCTGTATCTGGGAATTGTTTTAAGTGATCATTCCATTTGCCATCTTTTTTTGGTTTCATCCAAGTAGGCATATGTTCAACAGCTCTATCCACCATCATGCCGATGCCTACGGCTTCTCTATCTGTTTTGCTTAATGCCATTATCTGCTGGTCAAGCTCAAACATGCATTTCCATAAACCATAAAGCAAAGTAACTGTTGTCAAACCACCCTGTCGGAACTTGCTAATAATATTAAACCTATGTTTTTGATAGAATTCTATACTTCTGGCTTGATATTTATACATAACAAAAGGTATCAAACCTTTAGTTGGGTGCAGAATCTTTACATATTTGTGACAAAAATAGGGAAAACTTTGAACACATTTTTCTATTTCTTCTGCCTGTTGGTAAGTATCGTACAAACTAACTTCATCGACAGTTTCATCTGGATCAATCTCCAGCTGCATTTTGTCGAAGTAATAGAAATCTTGATCATATTCAGCTTTATAATAAGCTTTCAAAGATTTATACTTTTTTTTCCAAACACTGCTCATATTTTACTACTTAATAATAACACTATAATATCTATAGTAGGAGGGACTTAAAATGCTGAAGAATGCCGATTACGCCTTATTTGTTAATTTCATGCTTGGCGACCTAAAGAATGAACGCACGCACCTTCTATTTTACGCCACAGCAGCCTCAACTGTTTGCGGCCCACACAGGGAAGAATTTAAAGAGCTTTTTGAAAAAGAAGCTCAGGGAGAGCTTCAGCATGTCATCCAATTCCAAAATGCCTTGTTGGGTTTAGGAGTAGATTTGACGGAAGCAGAGGAAGTTTACACGAATTATCCATACGTTATTTCTACCGATCTAAAGGAACTAATGACTTTCGCTCACAAAATGGAATCGGATGTGGTAAAAAATTATTCTTCTCGTATTTCTGACAATTTGGGTCTGTTAGACGATCCTGATAGAAGATGGATGGAAATATTCTATGAGGAGCAGATCAAAAAAAGCAGAGAGGATGTAGATAACTATAAGATGATATTAAAGGGTCTTTAGGACTATTAAGGGGTAAAAATGCCTTTTTTCCAGAATGTATTTAATTTTGAGTTTCGTGGTTCATTATTTGGTTCAGACAGACAGTATCAAACCACTTGGAATGTTCCGGGCAATACAAATCGCCCAGATTACATGGTAAACAAGCAGGTTGGTCCCTACGACCTATCTGCTCCCGGCAATAACGTCCTTACCATGTATTATGCGTATGACCCAAGCTTGCTGGGTTATAGCCCCTTAAATATTACAATTACTGGCGCAAACATGAGTGCTGTGACTGCAGCCGAAGTTGCATCTAGCCTGAATAGCAATGCGATTTTTAATACCATGTTCCAAGCTAGTGTATTTTCTTCGCAATATTATCAATTCGCTCCTTCATCTGTTCTAATCAAGTACACAAAGAATGCTGGTGGCGGCCACTTCAGAGCATATATTCAAAACACTGGAGCCGAAACAGTACTTCAATACAACAGAAGCGCTCCAATCCGTGAACTTCCTACTTATTTTACACGTTGGGATATGCAGGAAAGATTCCAGTTTCCTACTCTAGGGCCAGACAGAATAATTTTGTTAGATCCCGGTGCTAATCCATACGAAGCACAGCTAATTCAATGGCAAGGCATGGATCCAAACGCTCCATTGGCTGATTGGCAGTTAATGAGAGGAAGTAACGACGCTTATTTATTCTATAATACAGTGTATAATACTTCTGGGCAATTGACTGAAGAATTAAAATACTACGCTGGAGCCACAGTTGGTGATGCTGCAAAGAAAACTTACTATCTTTACAGCGGAACAACCTTGTGTGCGAAATTGGAAACTCCTTATACATTACAAAGCGGAGATTTAATTAGCCCTCCCTAAATTGCATCTCCCCACTTATCTCTCAAGCGTCTAAGTTCTTCTTGTTCCAACTTAGGCGCTTCTTTTATTTCTTGCTTCTTAATTTTTCTATATTCTTCCTTTATTCTCTGTTCAACAACATTATAAAGACTATCAATAATTTTCTCTAACCTTTCATCGGGAACATATCTCTGCAATGAATTGTTTTCTTCTTGGTAATAGCATCTGCCTTCCCAAGACATTTTTATAACACCCTCATAGTCTTTGCAAAGTATCTCCAAATTCAAACCTCTTGATAATCCATCAAATGTGTAGCCTATTTCATAACTTGTAACATCACTGTCCATGATTGGGATAGTATCTGGATCTTCATTAAACATTTCAAAATTTAAATAGCTTATGTCTTGAGACTGTTTAACAATAGGATGACCCATGAATTTTGCGATCAGATACAATTTGCCTTCTTGCCCCATCAAATTCTTTCTGATAGCTTCTGATGTACGAATCTCTATAATTCTATCTTCTACACCCATATGTCCTCTTTTTCTGGAAACTACATAATAAATATTATAGAAAGGGTTTCTTATGATAAATTTCTTTAAAAATCTGTTTTCAAAATTTAAATCAAATTTTACCGAAGGCGAAGAGTTGCATGCTCAAGAGCAACTTGATTTGAATAGTGTAAAAATTAAATATTATCTGAATGACCCAACCACCCCTGAATTGATGGGTTTGGCTATCAATCCCGCCACTTACAAACTTAACTTTAATGTTAAATATTACACCGGAAACGGCGGTCCTCTAGATCGTTCTGCTGGGCAAGCCGCTAATACTTATGCTGTACTTTGCCACAGTATTAATTATTTGAATCGCCGAGCCGAATTAAACAAATGGGCATTAGTCCAAATGTTAAATGTAGATCCCTTAGCTGGAGTGCAAGCAAATGCATTCTACGACAGGCAAAATCTTAAGTTTTTCTATTTTAATAACAAGCAAAACCAAAAGATTTTTACATGTCTATCAGCTGACATTGTAACTCATGAGCTAGGACATGCACTTTTGGATGGCATGCGTCCAGAGTTTTTCAATATGGCATCTGCAGAGATTTGGGCGTTCCATGAAAGCTTTGGTGATATTATGGCCATTCTTTCTATGCTTGCACAACCTCTTGTTGTCAAAGACATGTTGGCCAAAACTGGCGGTGATTTACGTAAACCAAACATTGTTGAAGGTTTGGCAGAGCAATTTGGCATCGGGTTAGGCTTGGGCGGGGCTTTAAGAAAGGGATTGAATAATTTCCTTTACACAGACCCCAAAAACCTACCTAAAAATGCGCCTAATGACCAATTGGCATCCGAGCCTCATAGCTTCAGCCGTGTCATGACTGGTGCATTTTACCAGTGTTTTGTTAAAGCATATGAAATGTTTGGCAAAAATGAGGCTGCTGTAAATCAAGCAAGAGATTTGTTGGCAGAAACCTTCATCCTCGCATGCAAAAAAGCGCCTGCATCAGCTAATTTCATGCCTGTATTTTGTAAAACTTGGGTCGAAGTAATGAAAATGAAAAGCCCTTCGATTGCTGAGCAAATGACTAACATATTCATTTCCAGAAATCTAATGTCGAAAATGTTAGGAGCACAATCTGCTCTCTACTATGAGAAAAAATTTGATGTAAACAAAACCTTATTGAATGAAAGTAAAACGGAGGATCAATTGGTAGTAATTAACAAAGGCGAGGCCATGGCTTCTGACTTGCTTGGAGATGTTGTTTTTGCTTCAAGCACAAATGAATACTTGGACGAAATTATGCAGCTTAAAGTGAGTTTGCCATGCGACGAAGCACTTTACAACGATGATGGAGAATGGATGCAAATGTGTGCAACAGAAAATGAAGCATGCGAAAGTGCAAAATGTTGTTTAATAGACATCATTGAAAATAATATGTATGGTCCCGAAGAAGACAAGCAATGGTATAAGGATGATAGTAACAGTTTAGTACGTAAATTCATTAGCTGCTGTGGTGATAATGGATTTACTAATAACTGTCTAGTTCCCGGCAATCCAGAATTTGGCAAATGCTGGAAATGTAAAAATAACACAGGTTGCTGTACATATGGAAGCTGTGGATGCGCTCAAAAACCACAGCCTAAGATAATTTCTAGCTGCGCATGCAGATATAACAGTTGCACAGGTACCAGATACAATGGCAGCTGCGGTACAGCAAGATATAACAGCAATCTATGTAATTCTCAAAATACATAAAAATATTTTTATAAATTACTTGTTGTTACATATAATATTTTTATTAACAGAAAGGAGGGGGAGATACTTCTCCCCAAAATTATGACTATTTTGGATTTAATTGAAGAGAGGTATCTCGACCCTGTCATCGGCGCAATATCCTACCCAGAGGATGAAGATGAGGACGATGAGGATGGTTGGGAAGAAGAATGGATGGATGGAGATGAGGACGAAGAAGAAGAAGAAGAGGATGATTTATGGGAAGATCCCGATGAGGATGAAGACGACGATGATGAGGATGAGGACGACTACGAAGATGATGACGAATGGGAAGATGACGACGACGACGCCGACGAAGACTGGGACGACGAAGACGATGACGATGAAAGTCTCGGCGACTAAGTGTAACTCGGTAAAACTTTGAAATTTGCTCTCTGACCAGTATCCGGCTCACCTACGGCATCCCAGCCAGCAGTCGTATACTGGTCAGGAGCGTCTTTAAATTCCTGTGGTCTCGGCATTTTAGGCTTCATTTTCATGTACCACTTTACAAGCTTTTCATGAACGGTATCACTACTTTTCAATGATTCATTTGCATGATGAAACTTTATATCATCTTTTTTGTCTTTTTTATGTCTTTTGAAGTAATTTGTTAATTTAGCAAGCAAGTCCGCTTTATACGGATCTCTTATACTTCCGGGCGGATAATCACTCAAATTCATAACGCCCTGTAATGGAGCGCCGTTTATTTGGGCTCGTAATAGCCATTGTATAGGCTGCGCAGTTGGATCAATCCAACTATCTCCTGCCGTTTCATTTTGTAGCAACCATTCTTTAAAATGCATAAAATATATATGAAGTTGATATAAATAACATTAAAAGGTGTATTATGGAAAAGCCGTGGAATGGTTTAGTTGTACTAGAAGAGCTGCTTGTAACCGAAAAGGATACAAATAACATAATCTATAAAAAAGAAAACATCCGAAATGTTTTGAATTACGGCGGTCAATCTTTAATATTGAGCTGCATGTTTATGGGAACGACAGTTCCAGTGGAATACTATGTAGGACTAGACAATCGTTCGACTATCACGGCAAGTCAAACTATGGCAGATATATCGGGGGAACCATCTGGTAACGGATACCAAAGACAACCTTTGGTAAATGGGACAAATTTTGAATTTGTTCCCGCAGTTACACCTCCAAAAGTAAGAAGCACAACAATTTCATTTACCGGCTCTGGAGCTGGTTACTCCGCTACTGACATGTTTCTTTGCAACGTGAATACAGGATACTCAGGTCTGCTTATAAGCACTATTTCATTCGGAACCACTCTGTATATCACCGCAGGAAACGTAGTCAGCATGAAGTTTGCTATGACACTTGGCTCATGTTAAATGAGACAAATTCAACTGTATCATCAAACTGCTTTTCGTCCTTGATTTCAATTTTGTGATATGACTTGACCTTTCTGGCCAAGTCCTCACTCACAGTTTCATAAAATAACTCTTCTCTTCCGCCCTCACTTCTATTCAACAAATCATAGAGATCATATTTCTCAAGATTGTGGGGCTGGAAAGGAGGAAATTCATCGTAACTTCCTTGTGCGGGCAAATGGATTACTATTTTGTTATCCATCATTTCAATTGCGTTCTCTGATATGTTGCAATCTATTATGTAATTGCAAAAAATTTCATTTATTGACTGTGGGTCTAGGTCTTTTGTGCTCAATTTGGACTTCATCATGATGCCAGTTGTTTTTACAGGCACGCAGGCGAATAAGTCGTATCTTTGATTCTCATTCAAAAACAGAAGATGGTTATAAATGTAGAAAGTATATGCTTTGGCCATGATCCACCTAAAAGGAAGCCCTGTCAAAAAACGGGCAAACGTCTTGATAATCACATCGTGTGCAGTGATGTCCTACGTTACCTTTTACCTTATCCTCGGGGAAAGATTCAATTGAATAATAAGCGTTTTTCAAAATGTTTTTTGTTTCTTCCAAGCCTTTTTTGGTAAAAGAAGTGCTGACCACTTGCGGGTCTTCCAGATAAACCAAAGCTGCCTGTATTTTTTCTGGTGCAATTCCAAATTTTTCATGAACATGCAATGCATATGCATTTAATTGTAAATCCTTTTTAATTGTAACTTTGTTTTTGCGCCATGCATTGTTTTTTGAAGTTTTGTAATCAATAATTATTGCTTCATCATTTTTCAAAATCAAACGATCAATATATCCCAAAAAGTTTTTGTTGTTTGGCGGATCAAGATCATACTTGATTTCATATTCTATCTCTCCGTCGAAACCCACCTTTTCTGTAAATCTTTGTATAAAAGCAACATGCTTGTATAGCTTTTTATAATACGAATCATCTAAATTGCAAATGTTGTCGCTGCCTTCAAAATCAATTCTTCCTTGCAGCAAATCGCTTACAATGTCAGTTATGGGGCGACTTCCTTTGCCTAATACGTAAAGCTCAGCAGCGGTATGAACAAGTTTACCATAAGTAAAATAGAGCTGTTCTGGCCTTGCAGGTATCACCTTGAGGTGATACCTAAATTTGTACTGTTGTTTGCATTGGTCAAAGCATCCGCTTCGGCTAACGCTTAGATGTTCTATGTTCATATGAATAATTATAGGTGATATCTATGGACACCTTGTACGATAAATTTTTAGATTGGGCACAAACAAAATTCGGCTCCGTTGATATTAAAGGAGATGAAATTTGCGTAGATTCTATCTTTACAGAAGATAGGAAGAAAAAATTATGGTGCAATCCCTCTGGCGGTAAAAACCAAATACGATACGGCGTTTATCACTGCTGGAAAACAAATAAAAAAGGCACATTAATTAGTTTGGTTATGGAAGTAGAAAAGTGTACCAGACAAAAAGCCATGGAATTGCTTGGAATACAAAGTACATTCAGGCACTATACAGATGAAATTGACTTCGACATAAATTTTTTGGATGAAAGAGTTGATCTCGATTACGAAAAAGAACAAAAAGTAATTAGTTTGCCCCCAAATGTTTATGAAATAAACAAAGCTCCGACAGTCTATCACAAGAGAGCCTCTGAGTATCTCGCATCAAGGAAAATCCCCGTTGAAGATTTCATGGTATGCACTTCTGGAAAATATGAAAACAGAGTAATAATCCCATATTACAATTCTGCAAAAAAACTTGTTTATTTTAACAGCCGAGATCTTGGAAACAATCCGCTAAGGTATAAAGGCCCAGAAAAGGCTATTGGGGTTGGCAAAGAAGATGTAATTTATTTCCCCAAGTTCCCAGAAATTGGCGATACTTTGTTTTTATGTGAAGGAGAATTTGATGCTTATTCCTTACATCTATGTGGATTGAAAAGCGCAGCCTGCGGCGGTAAATTCCTAAGTGAAAAACAATCAATTATTCTATCCTACTATAACATAGTCATTGCTTTAGATGCAGATGAGGCTGGCGACCAAGAAAAAATAAACATGTACAACAAAATAATCCAATACAACAATTATAATGATGTAATGACTGTTAGACCTCCAGAAATTACAAAAGATTGGAATGAATTGTATAAAAAATTTGATGATAAAATTGTTTTGGCATACATTAATCAAAATATCAAGAAAATGGAGATATGATGAACCTTTCAGGTGCGCAAAGAAGAGAACTTGGGTATTTCATAGACAAAGTTGTTACATTTATTGTTCCATCCATAAACAGATCATTCGACGAACAAAGCATGATTGATTATTTTGTAGGCAAAGTTACTAAAATTGATGAGTCAGGAATTTGGTATGAACATATAAAAACCAAATGTTTGAATTTTTTATTTTTTGATAAAATTATTTCTATAGCCGAAGAAAAAGTAGTCGAAATAGAAGAACCAGAAGAAAAAAGCAAGACGGTGGCGGTATCTGATACTACAGAACCGCCTAAGAACGTAGAAGATCTTCTGCAAATGTTTCAGACTTGAGTTCTCTCATTTTATCTAAGCACACCAGAGTTCTCTCATATAGGGTGGTATTTTCCATATCCTTTTTAGATATTCTAAACTTTTCATTTAAAACTTTTTTATGTGCGGAGGCAGATGATTCTTCCCGCTTCGTCCAACGTGACCCTTTTATTTTGGCTAATAAACTATCAGTACTTAAAGGCGCAGCAGGTTTTGAAACAGCTGGAGTTTCTGCACCTTTATCGCCAGCTTGACCTTGTTTCTTGCCGCTGCCTGTAGGTCGGGTGGACAAAGGGGCACGTATTACATCTGTTCCAATTCTTCGTTTAGGGCGACCTGTTTTCATCCGCTCAAATGACTTTAAAAATGGATCATCCTCAGAAACGGGTGGAGCAGTTGTTCCTGAAGATTTTAAAAAGTCATCTGTTGCGCTTTTTTGCTCTCCGCTTTGATCTCCGCCACCTTGTTTTCTAATTTTAAGAAAACTTAACGCACGATTGTCTTCATCGCCAGCAGCACCTGTTATATCAAATGGAGAAAACTTAGAACTATCAGTCGTTTCCTCGCCAGAATCGCCACTGCTGCCTTCTTCTCCTGTCTCGGCAGGCGAAACTTCATCACCTATATCATCACCTGTATCAGTATCTGTATCGGAATCAGTTTCTTCTTCTGGTTCAGGCTCAAAATTTGTCGTATGAGATTGTGTTTCTTCTGGAGCCGCAGTTGATGAAACTGGTGATGATGGTGGTAATCCGTCATCAGGAGGACTGCCTCCGCCAGATGCTTGCCCAGAGTCAGTACTAGCATTCTTGTAATAGAATTGACTCATGTAATCGAATACGTCTCGTTTCAAATTACGCAGCCAATCATCCAGTAAATCATCAAGAGCAAGCCGTTCGTTCAGAACTGTTTCTAGTGATTCAGATTGATCTTTCAGCAACTTATACTCATGGAGAGTCATCTCATTTCGCATACTAGGTCTGCCCCAGTATCCAAGTTTATTTTGCTGGTAATATGGATTTTTTTCATTTGAGTGGCCATGCCACATGTTTGACCACCAGTTTTTTAGGCGATCAAACATGCCCCTTTTTGGCATGGTTTTACCACTCAACTTAAGTTCTAGACCCAGTTTAGCAACACTATCATCTATATGTTTCGTGATCTTATCAACAAGTCCAAAATATTGCTTTTGTGTCAAGCATATTTTGGCAGCTTCTGTAAGTTTTGCTAAATTAGTCATATAACCTCAATAGTTATATATATTTTATCTGCTGAATTCGCCTATTTTTTTAAGACTCATAAGCTTGCTATCGAAGTCATGAAATACTGAAGATGCATACTGCAAGTTTAAATCATCAAACTGCGATTCATCTTCCTTGCTGTTGCATTCGAAGTAAAATGCACGTCCTTTTTTGCCCACCAACTTGAACTTATGCATTAATAAAAATGCAGCAGCACCCAAATCTGTAACAAATTTATTAGAATTTATACTGAAAGGGTATTCTTCAAGTTTTTTCAGACCCATTAGGCAGTGATCAAAGTAGTGAAATTCACTAAAAAGATATGCTGTTTTATTGTCTTCGAATTCTTTTAGTTTTTCTTTTGGCACGGAGAAAATAAAACTTTTTTCTTTTCTTCCTGCCAATTGAAAAGACTGCATTAGAATAAAAGCCGCTACACCCAAATCGTGTACCGGCTTTTGTACATTAGAAGCCGTCATTCAATTCTCGCTTTCTTAGGTTCCTGCGTCTGCTGCTTCGGCGGCAATCAAACATCCCTTGGCAACGCTGTAAAGAGGCTCTGCTGGCCTGATTACATCACCAACTTGAATGCTAAGATTAGCCTGCTTCAAAGTTTCGGTAAATATTTCAACAAAACCAACTGCCATGCTGGTTCCACCAGCAACAACAAAATCAACAGGATGTTCTGATTTTACTGATTGCTTTGCAGATGCCAAGCCATCTCTAATTCCAGTAATTGTTTTTTCAATCATCAGTCTGTACTGAGTAATTATTGCTCTTTCCACCAAGTTTTTTGGTTCCTTTGTGAGATCTACCTTCATTTTTTCTTTGTTGATGAAAGTGGGTGATTCGCCTGTGGCCTTAGCGGCCTGACGGTCAATCCAGTCGCCAGAATTTACTATGGCAAACTGGAATATAGGATTGCCATACATGGCGTAACAAACATTAACCATGCCGCCGCCGCAGCTGATTCCAACGCCAGTAAACATTTTATTTGCTAATTCCGAGTAAACCAAAGCCAAAGCTTCATTAATTGGCTTTGGTGTTACTTTGAATCCTTGTTCACTTTCATAGCTGCGGAAAATTGATTCTATAACTTTCTGATGATAATCAGCATCTGTGTCCTGATTGATGGCATTTGCGGGAACGCAATAATAAAGTGTTTCGCCATCTTTTGAAACCGGTTCAATTAATGAGTGTAACATAATAGACATAATTTGGAATGCGTCTTTTTCCCTTGGATTTACGCAGCCATCTTTCATGGGTCGCTTTAGCTCTAGACTTGGTAGAGTATATGCCATATTTACCGCAGCTTCGCCAAGTGCATAAGCAACATTTTCACGCTCAATTAGCGGTACTCCAGCCTGTTTCATCATGTTAAATACGAAACGATTTTCCAAAGGCAATTCAAGAAATGCATTAATTTCTTTCTTGAAGACAAAATTATTATCGGCATCTCTTTTACAAGATACCAATGTATAAGTGCCTACGTCAACTGAAACTGCCATATTTTTGCCTTTCTCTTTTCTAGGACTATTGTTGCCATATGCTCCCCTCATTTGCCAAACTTAACCTTTTCTTTAGCTGTAAAATCAGGGACCAACCATTCTGTTTTTTCTTCATCTTGAGCGTTTTTGAGTGGTGTTGTGCTGGTTTTGAAATTGTGGCTACCTCCACTATTTCCAGCATCGGTAGTCGTGACGTTGCTGTTGAGATTGATATTTAACTCAATCTGCAGGGCTAATGTGACCTGTCCATTTTGGCTGATCACTTTCAAATTACTTGGTTCAATAAGTACTGCCATATAATAATACAGTAAAATAGCTACAATCTATTTAATAGTTTGTCCCAATTTTCTTGCAACATTTTTGCAGATATTTCTGATTGGCACGGTTTTGTGGTAATTTGAGATGTATAAGGACATTTAGAATAATCATAGCATGGTCCGCACCAATTGTCTATGTTCTTGTAATGCAGCTGTATAATTTGTACCTTTGGGTAATATTTGCAGTATGTTTCTCCGTCTACAAAGCTAAAAGTAGCCAAAGTTGGCTTTCCATAGCCGGCAGCAGCATGCATCAAGCCTGTGTCTGTTGAAATCATGAAATCCGAAATTTCTATAGCACATAAACACTCTTGAAGGCTGAAATTGTAAACCGCTGGGATTCCTACTTGTTCTACTTCTAAAATTGGCACGTGATGAAGGCAGAAAATAAAAAATTTATTTGTCATATCTTTGACGGTTTTAATTTGCTCAAAAGTCATATTTTTAATACCAATTGCACTCCTTGGAGCAAATGCAACTAATTTCTTTTTTTTATCCCATCCAAGCTCTGTTAGTCTTTTAATTACTTTTTCTTTTCTGTCCAGATAGCTTGGCATGTGCAAATTATGACTGTCTAATTTCAAGCCAAAGTGTTCTGCCCATATATCGGACCTGTTTTTCAAATTGCCCTTGGCATTCATAGTTTCATATTTGCCGCATGCGGTTGTGATGTCGTACACTTCGATATAATTGTGTTTTTTAAAGTCTTCTAAATGAATCAATTCATCCACAAATGGATGTTTGTCTGCCACAGGAAAATATTTGTATGGCACTGCCCAAGTAAGGTGAAATTTTGGATATTTTTTCTTAAAATCCTCGAATATCATGCGCATAGCTATGATGTCGCCAAGGCCTCCAACAGCCCGATACACGCAAATTCTGTTGTGAACTTTTTTAAATCCACTGACAGTAATTTCAAAAGCTTTATTGTTAAAAAACATAGGGGCAGAGATATTCCTCTGCCCCTATTATAGTATTTCGGTCTTGGCTTAGTTGTTGACGAAAGATGTTACTATCGGGCTGCAAGTAACCTGAACACCAGCAACAACTTGGAATGTTGTGCCTGCAACGCTAGTCAAGTTGAGAGCAGTCAAAGATAAATCCCCATAATTAAAGATTTGTGTTGCGCCTGTTGCAATGCTTATTGTAGCGCTTGGCAAACCATTTAATTCCACGGACAGATCTCCAGCACCAGTGTTGCTTATTTGGCAGAAGCTTGCAAATCCACCGTTATTTGTAAAGTCAATACTATAGCTTCCAGCAGCAGCCAGTGTTTCGGCATAAACAACAGGGTAGTTGTTTTCGGCTGGGTTATTGCTCCAAATACTTCCATCGTCATTCAAAACTGTGATGAAAGCTTGTGTTAGTGGAACCTGTGGGTAAGCAAACCTTTTCCAATAATTACAGTCAGTAAAAATCTGACCATCGCTAAACTCAAGACTCTCGCCATTAGGTCCGGCTACATACATTTTCCTCTGTATAGAGGGATTGTTATAGTCTACTTCGAACTCAATGCCCGTCTGAGGATCTATATCTAAGTAGCCTTGGTATTGATTATTTAAATTTACCTGAAAAACACTCATGGCATCTCCTTTGTCTAGAATATTTATGCAACACCAGCGTATTTTATATATCAACTTATTTCAGTAAATTTGTGTCTGGAAACATCATTCGGAATGAATTTGTGTTTTCTTTGTTGGACAAAATAATATTTTTGCCTTTATAGGCACAGGCAAGTAGTCCAACACTTTCGACGCCTATCACCGTGGAGCCTTTTTCTACACACTCTAAAGCCGAATCGGTTATTACTGCATTTTTTAAGTAATATGAAGCACTTGTTTTTATAGCCAATTTATAGTTTTCGTGGGTCCCAAGAAAATATATTGGTCCTTTTTCCTTTTTTGCATTTGCTATTTTAATATCCAATTTGTTTTCCTGTGCAAACTTTTCAATGGGATCTCCTCCTTCAATTTCCTTGCATATACAAAATTTTGCAAAGCTTTTCTTCTGTTTTTCGTAATCGCCTTGCGAAATCACGAAGTTGTAAGGAAAATCTTTAGCATGATCATTTTTTAACACTAAACAATACTGTAAATTATCTAATTTTCTGTACTTTGCTGTTAAAAGTATTAATTTAGCGGCTACTAATTTATTGTGCCCATTATAGATAATTGGCAGGTATTCTGAAACTTTATCTAAGTCAGGAAGCAAATACATGTCTGAACCAAAAGAAGAAGATTTGAATGGCGTTGAGGAAGGTTTGAAAGAGTTTTTTGCTCAATTTGACCTTCAAGACCCTACAAGTATCATAGTTCTGGAACAACTTTTTAAAATGCTGTGTGGCAAATAATGCAGGTGTTATATTTTGCTAGACGTGATAAAAAGTGCGTCGAAGTTTTGGCCACAGGAGCGAATAGAGAAAATTTTTCTTACCCTGAAACAATTGACAAAATTTCTGTAATTAACGGAGATATACCAGCAAACATTTTGCAAAAAATTGAAAATTTGCAAAATCAAAGGGTTATGGAATGGCAGCTTTACTTAGAAAATTTCAAAGATCACCAAGATTTTATAAACCGATTAGGCAGACGTGGTTATAAAGGATTGCCAAGCACACTAACGCCTCTTCTTTACGGCACAATGAGTGAATTCAAAAGTCTCAAATCAAAACAACCTAGAGTGATGGTCCAAAAAAAAGAAATTGATCTCTTGATTTTGTTTTTATTTTCGGCTATAAGGTCTTTGCATCATCTTTTCACGGAGGACTAACCATGCGTAGCACGGCGATGATTCTTGGCGGAATTCTTGCGGTTTCCTTGTCTGGGAATGGATTTCAGCTGTACCGACAGACAAGAACTCAATTTCTTCTCGACGTTGAAGTCAAAAGAAGTCAAATCAACGAAGATCAAATCAACGAGTTTATCTTGAGCAAGCGTAATGGCTTTGCTGATGACACCTCTGCCCTTGAATACGCCAAAATGCAAGGCAAGGTAGAAGGAATTATCTCCTTGGTTCACAACGCAAGCCCTCAAAGCAATGAAATTAGCTCGATTTGGCACGCTGGATATCAGCGTGGATTGGAACAAACTGATTTCGTTGGCGAAATGAATTACGAAAAGGGATATGCTGCTGGCTTTCAAATGGGCACCAATGAAAACATGAAAGCAATTCAAACAATTCTCAAAAGCGGCGATAATGTCAAATCCGCTATTGAGAATTTTGTAAATAATCAAGCCAAAGCTATTGCAAACCCAGAGAAAAAAGAAGAAATCAAACCCTCCAAGTAAAGGTGCTGCCATGAAGTTATGGGCTTTGACTGGATCCATTGCTATTGCATGGTCTTGTAGCGCCGTATTTTGCGGCATGCTGTGGCTGGAAAACGTGCGCCTTCGTGAAGAAAGGCAAAACGACTATATCCAGAAGTCAGAAATAACCAGTTTGCTTTTGTCCCTTAAAACAAAAGGGCCGAAAAATGACTGGGATATATTCGGGCTAGAGGATATGAACTATTTCAGATCACAGGGTAAAATTGACGGCAAAGTCGAAGCCCTTCTGGTCATGAATAGCACTCCACTTGCCAATATATCGCAAGACCAAATCGATAAAATAATTGAGGTTGCTGAAAAGTCACCTCAAAGTGAGGATGGCCAATTTTTGAGCCTGTTATGCCGTGCTGCATACCATAAAGGTATGACAACCGGCGAACAAAATGCAAGAGAAGATATAGACAAACAATATGAAAATGGATACCACGCAGCTATTGACGATTTCACCTGTCCAGAAACAGGTAAAATTGTGATACCCCCAAATGCTAAAGAAAATTTAAAAATCAAAAAACCGTAATTACTGTGAAACCAAATCCTGATTGGAAAGGATAAATGTTCCTTTTTTATTCTTGATTGTAACTTGATCCCCGTTTACCTCTTTTACAACACCGCCGTGCTTGATGAAATATTTGCTTACATCAAGCACGGCATTTTCTCCAACATCCAAACAGTCTATAGTTTCAACTATGTGTTTAAGTTTGGCTCCGCTGTATACATGTTGTCCTTTAACAAATGAATTCTTGCTGTCTTGGTTTTCAGACATCCACTTCTTAAATTCTGCCATAAAGTTTGGCGAAAAAAACTTTTTATTGTTCATGTTAAGTTACCAATAAAATCATCTAACGTTAAGTATTTAGAAAACTTATAACTATTTTTAACACCAGTATGATATATTTTAGATGCTCGGTTCGAAAAATTATACCAAAATAAATTACCATCTATTATTTGATCAGCGGTAATTTGCACAGGATATTGATAAACTCCATCTTCAATTTTAACAGTTGCATCCCGATTCTGTTTGAAACCACTAGAACAAAATGCCAAGTAAACATTACCTTTAAGATACTTATTTGCCAAACTAATTATCGCACAAATTGGGTTGCGATAATCGTCAAAATGCAAGTCTGTATTCTTGGAGATAGAGCTTTCGTAATTTGAATCAGGCACGGAATCATAAAGGTAGATTATGTTTCTGTAGGATCTTATGAATTGATAATGTGTTTTTCTGTTTGCAATTAACTTCGGGAAGTTTCTGACAGGCATGCTGTTCATTACAGTTTCATAAGGATTATTTACCAGCATAAATTCTGGCTGCACCTGTGATTCCCACAATCTTGCGGCTTGATTTACAACGAAACAACATACATTTGGCCTGATGTAATTAATTAATTTATGATCTTCAAAACCTATGCCGTCCCCTACTATGAGTATATCCTGAAACCTTTTAAATAGGTCAGGCTCCAAAACTGGATATCTGTGATTGCTGTTTCTTATTTCATTGTCTGCCAAAATACGGACATCTTCATTTTTGAAAAAGTTATTTATATCCGCTGGATTTATGTTCACCCCAGAGAAATTTCTTATCCAATGATTGCCATAATGAAGATATTCGTTTTGATTTTCATGTTTCTTAAAGGTCAAAAGCAAAGGATTTCCTTGGGAATCCATGGCCTTCAATCTTTTAATAGCTTGTTTATCCGCCTTGCTCCGTATCATTTTTGCCTTCAATAAGGTTATCTACATCTACTTTAATAGATAAGTTGACTGGCGCAATTTTTACCATATTACTTTTCTTCATATACTCATCTGCTGCAGTAAATGGATCGATAATTTTTGGTAAAGTTTTTGATGATGCCACTGGTGCATTTATCTTTTCTACGCTCTTTGTTTCTATCGAATTATTAGTTGTAGTTATGGCCGCAGACTTGGGTGCTTCTGCTGATTGAGATGATTCTATTTTTACTTGTTGTCCAGAATCATATTCATCGCACATTTGACAGCAATAAACATCGTCTCTGCCCTCTATGACACCACTGTGAGAACACAATCCGAATTTTTCACAAGTACGTACAGCACATGCGCCGCATCCTTGTTTAACCATCTCTAATGGCTGTCTGCCAGCGTACTTGCAAAGCTTGACTCGTTCCCTGCTGACTGGAACCAATTCCACCTTAACTCCTTCAGCTATGATGCGTGGAGGAGGAGATATGGTAGGCTCATCTAAATTTACAGACATGTTTGATAAAGGAAGTCCCTCATCTACGTAGGTATTTCCGTCAAAGTTCACTGGAGGAGCTGCTGGTCTACATAGCTCGTAAACAACATCTGAAAATGCATTACACAAATTAAGCCAAGGATACGGGCAATCACAGCCAGCAGCGCACTGCGACGTAAGAATCCAGTTGCCGCCTCCATCACACTCCCACGTACAATACTGCGGCCAACTTTCACTTGGCTTTGAACTACATTTACTTTCAGGGGGATTGTTGGCGCAGGGCATTGTTATGTTTTGGCCTTGGTATGCTGTAGGAATATAACACCCATTACATCCCGCTGCCAAACAATTATTTCCGCTTATATCATATGTCTTAGTACTGTAATTCCATGTAAGGAAACATCCCAAGCATGCACCCAATGAAGGACTCGGTGTAGGAGGAGGTGTGGTTGGCATGGGTGTAGGTGTGGCAGTGCCGATATTTGTGCATTTTGTTTGCGAAACCTCACCCTCAGTAGAAGCGGAGCATGGTCCTGATGGCGGTATACACTGACAAGAGCCAGCCGCACAGAATAAGTTGCAGCCATCTTGTAATTTCACCCACTTATAAGTTCCACCGCTATTTTGACACTGCCATCCACATGCCGAACCAACTATGTTGCAATCGCATCCAGAAGAAGCTGATGGTGTTGGTGTTGGCGTCGTTTTAATTTCGCAATTCAAATTCCATCTTTGGTTGAAATACTGCCCTTGAACTGGAGGAGTTTCGTTTGGACATTTGCAATCATTAGTTGTACATCCGTTGTACCAAAGACCCCAATTGCCAGCGTAAGGTCCCGGTGGGGGCAGGCAATTCATAGAAACTTTGGCTCCATCGGTATATGGTATAGGTAAAACTCCGCCATCAACTAAAATTTCTATGCTTGGACATCCGCATCCTCCTTGGCAATCACTAACCCTTTCCCAGCCATTAACAGCAGCGTAATATGTGTAAATACAAAATCCGCCGGTAGGACATGCGTTTGGTTGCCACTGATATTCGCAGTATCCGCATCCTTGGGTTGGGGTTGGTGTCGAAGTTGGATGGACGCAAGCTTCCTCTAAATATATTTTGCCTGCATTTGCACCACTTGCTGGAGGGGTTGGTGTCGGAGGACAACGACAATCACCAATTTCTGGGTCACAATCGTCTATGTGATACCAGCTTGCTTGATAACAAGATAATCTTACGATTTCTCCCTGCTCCCCTACTGGTGTCAATAGCCCTTCAGATACAGCTATATCGGCATCCAAACATTCAAAATTCTCGCAAGGACAAAAATTGTTTATGCGTTCCCATCCGTCATCAATATACTCGTAGCTGCAACCATAATCTGCAGGATCAGGATCACATGGAGCGCCTTTGTTTACAGACCAGTAATTATAACAACGTCCGCATTCTGGTACACAATTTAATTTCAACTGTTGTGTGGAGCCTGTTATGAACTGAGAAGTAGGAGCAGGCGGACACTCACAACTACCCGCTGTGCAGTTATTTAACGAATTAACAACTTTGTAACAATTTGTGTGTTTTGTTTCATTTGTGCCGGGATTTGGTGGAAGTATTCCGGCTGGCACCAAAATCTTGTTGGCATCTTGGCACTTGCAGGCATTGTCACCGGTACCACTACAAAAAGAATCTTCTGGGAAATAATCCCATTGTTTGGTGGTCATATTGAAACTATAAGTACAAAAACCACCATTGCAATCAGTCAATGACTGATCAGTCCAAACTACCTTGTAACAATTCGTGTTTACGTCAGGGTTATCTTCTCCGTCAGGCGGCAGAATGTTAAATGCACGCATTATTCTTGCTTCTTGACATCCGCAGTTCTCTCCCGCACTACCGCAAGAAGTGCATTCTCCGCATCTGCCCCAGCTGCTTCCATCCCAATAATAAGTGCAAACACCAGAACCACAATCCTCTAATTGTGGAACATAAGTACATGTGCCACATGTAAAGGTTGCAGAAGGAGCGGGAGTTGGTCCGGGAGTGCCTGAGGGTCTGGGAGGTGGTGTGGGTTGTGGTTGAGGTCTGGGGGGAATTATTGGTGTAACGTTGGGTCCCGGCGTTGGCAAATCAAATGGTAGAAATGGAGTTGCTGAAGGACTTGGTCTTGGCGTAGCAGTAGGAGCCGGACTTTGAGAAGGAAGAGGTGTCGGTAATGGTGTTTTCCTCGGAGTTGCAACTGGAGTTTGTGTGACTCTTGCAGTAGATGTCGGCGTTGGGGATGGGAAATCACAAGGAGATTCCTGAGCCGAAGTTACTCTAGCACAAACTTTCCCAACGTTTACTATATTTGTATATGCCCCGCCTCTCGGACCTGCGGAAATGTAGGCATACCAAGGACCCTTCTGCAACTTGGAATCAGTAAATACTGCCAAATTTGTCCCATACCCAGTAGCCCCAGTAGGCGGAGGAGCTGGAAGACCTAAATTTACTTGACCAGCGGTGTAAGAAGCATTATTCCCATTTGCATTTGGAGCATAAGTTTTTGTTTCTAAGGGCTTGGTAAAATCGTAAATGTTATTGTTAGAACCGTCAGCGAATGTAAGGGTCACTGGTTCATTCATTGTGTAGTCTGGGAAGGTTGTTGCTCCAGTTTGAGCACCTCCCATAACCAAACAATTTGTGCCATCAGGTGCAACAATCAAGACTTTTACTAAATCGTATCTTGTAGATTCTGGATTGGCAGGATCCAAGGTAGTAACTATAAAGTCATGTAATACTACCGTGACCCTTGTAATTTTTGGATTTGCGCCAGCACAAGGGTCGCAACCTATATCTGTAATAGCCTGTATAGTTTGTCCATTATTCGAACAACCGGTACTACCAGTACAATTTGTGCAATAGTCGCCATTTAGAAATACGTCAAGCGAAGCAGATAAATCATCTATGGCTATAACACTTGGTATATTGCCAATTACTGAAATTGTACATGGGACGGTATTAATTACACTTATGCCTATATTTAAATTACTTGGCGCAACTACATTTATAGTTGAAGGAATTCCAACAACGCTGATTGTGCTTGGTATGTTGCCAATAACACTAAGTGTACTAGGCAAATTGCCAATTATGCTTATTCTTGTGGGTATAACCACAGAACTTGTAATTACTATCTGACTTGGGAATACAGGCACGTCTTCAAACGTGATCACACTTGGAATTGGATACGGATTAACAATACTAATTGTGCTAGGAACAACTATTGGCCCGAATGGACCAATATCCAAACAAGGGAAAACTATAGGTGGGAACTGTATGTTGTTTGGCACTTCATTTACAACTGCCAAATCCAAATTCGGGAAGTCCGGAATTGGCGGCACAATAACTGGAAAAGTCGTTTGACCAGCAATTGTATTTTGAGCCAAATCGTCTATTCTAAGTCTTTCTGCGCTAGTTTGCAAGCAATCACATTCGTCAGTTGTTACTGTAACACTTGGATCTATGCGTTTATTTGGCGCATAAAAGTGCGTACCGTTTTGGGTGGTTGATTCAGTAGTGCCATCACCAAAATCTATCAAAAAATTGTTTATATTTCCAATAATATTCAAACTATAGGAAATTTCCGTTCCTTCAATAGGACTCGTGCTAATGACCCTGTAATAGAATTCAATTTGCGGACATCCTGAATCGTCAGTTAATGGACGCAGGTTCGCAATTTGCTGCAATTTCCAGTAAATAGTATCTTGATCTGTTGTAGTCAAAGTTCCAACAAAGTTTTCAACATTAACAATACTCTGTGCAAGATTGTTATGGTGTTGTGCTATTACAAACCCACGAACAGGAGTGCCAGCGGGGTAATTTCTTGGCACAGTACCATTAGTTCTTCTTATGCATTCTAAAAGCTTGTCAACTTTGCCATTCACATCCAAGTGAACAGAGGCGTAATATATTAGCTCTCCTTCAATAGTCACGTATCCAGAGTTAGCCCATAACTCAGGTTCTCCAACAGCTACTGGCACTATGTTTATGGAGGTTTGCCAAGAATTTAGAGTTGCAGACAGTACGGTTTGCGAGGTGTTATACACCTGAAACAGACTTGTATCCGTATCATAAGTCTTAGGATAATTCGAATTTGGCAGTATAGTTCCCAAATTTACCCCTGTCTACCTAGTAGCTTCCAAAAATCCATTGTTCACCTTCCGGTCTGCTATTTAGCTTTGTAAATGTTAAATCAATATCGTTAAACTTCATAAATGCGTTATTGCTGTAATCAAAAGATAAAAATGCATTGTCGCCAAAATCAGTTGTTCCAACTAGACTATTATTTTCATCATCATAATTTGGAACAGATGTGTCTTGTAAGTTAGTATAAGCAACTGAATTGTAACCGGGACCGCCAGTTTTCCACACATTTGCCGTCACATCAAATTGCAGAACGCTTCCGCTATTATTGAAGAAAAACAGTCCTGTAGTTAGGTTTAACAAGACACCTTGTGTTTTTACTGGCCCACCCATATCTGGCAATTTCTTGAAGCCGGTAATTATTCCATTTCCACTTTCAGTAGTGCTGTAAAATGAGTTGATCTTAAAATTGCTGCCTACTGTTAGGTTTTTTAAAATATAGCCAGTTCTTCCTCTGAATGCATATCTGTATGCGCTGTATGCTCCATAAACGTTATATCCTGTACCGTCATACTGAGCTGCGTTGTATGAAAGGGTATTTGAGGCACCAGCAAAACTTCCAGCTGAAAAAGTTAAATCTGTTTGATAAGTTCCTGCCAAAAGATTGTTTGATACGAGTGTTAAATCAACAGGACTTGTATTTGGTGGTTGACTTTGAGCGTTGCCTAATAGGTAATAAGTAACGCCAGTACCATTGAATGCAATCCAGTTCCAGCATCTGGTAATTTCCCAGCTTACAGCGGAATAAGCCTCGTCAAAACCACTAAAGGCCACAAAGCTTATTTTTTCAGTACTTGGCAAGTCTGTTAGATTTCTGCCGCTTGCCCAAGACAATATTGCTTGCCCCTGTAAACCAGAGGGCACTGTGCTTCTCGCATTTATATTGGTATTCCTCTCAAACTCAAGCAACATTCTGGGTTTGTCTAGATGTGACGAATCGGTTATGAAGCTTGCATTCCTTATATAAACGTATGCGGTGTTTTGGAGTGGTTTAAATGTTTCATTTAAAAAGCCAAGTTCTCCAGCATATACGGTACCTGTTGCTAAAGGCGGATCTGTAGTGGGGGTTACAAACAACCAAGCATTCTGCCTTTCAATTACGTTTATAGTTTTAGAATCAGTGGTAATCCTATATGCTCCCGATTCCGTGGTGCATCGAAGTATTACTTCATAAATTCCACCGATAGTGTAAAGTGCCTTAGTATTAGGATCATTACCATGAGAAAGTGTATCACCCAAATCCCACTGGAAATTATTTATGGGATCTATTACATCGCCGCTTTCTACATGTGCCCCACTATAAGTTCTTGTCGGATCTAATGGATCAATTTCATTACTAGTGCCCATGTAAACATAAACACCAGTAGGCGTTTTTATAAAATCATTTCCGCCAGAATCAAAATCTTTTTGCCCAGCCTCTACTAAAAATTCAATTTCGGCTGTCTCCGGAGCCAACCAAAGTGCGTCAATATAATTAGCAAATGTTACTGTATCTGCGCCAAACATGTTTGTAACAGTTAAAGAAACCGTATAAATACCCGGCAACATATAAGTGTGTTCTACGGTTTTATTGGTACTAGTAAATGTGCCCCCATCGCCAAAATCCCATTCGTAAGTTACGGTATTGCCGTTTATTTGCTCTCCCAAATACAAGCTGGAACTAGTAAATACAACCGCAAACAATGGTGCTCTTCCTATTCTTTTGTCTGCTACAAACCACGCTCTCGGAGTAAAAACTGATTCAAACAAAAACTTAGTTCTAGCCGCAATAGAACCTTCAAATGGAATATAAGAAATATCACTTTCAAGTCCAATAAATTCTTCGGTTGATATTATAGCATCTTTTATATTGTTGTGATGTTGTGCTGTTACGCTCAGGGATACTGTGGTGGAAACTTTTGGCTTATAAGAATCAGGGGTTTCTGGCAAAATTGTCAAATCAGTGAAGAAAAACCCTTCATTGTTTTTAGTGCCATAATAAAATGATACTGCACGTAAAGCAGGATCGCTGCAGTTTTCGGTCAATGTTATTATGCCAGTTTCCGGAAATCTAGACATGATATAAGGATTTACAGTCACAAATATTGTGGTATCATTTGGATTATAATCCTTGGCCAAAGTTATAACCAATGCATCAACAGCATTATACAATGTTGTAGTTGTGTCGTATTGATCTGGATACACTACTGATGGTATCGACATTATGATACCTCTACTGTTTCTTCAAAAATTGCTCTTGTTGTAATATTATCCTCGATTGTAATCAAAACAGAAGGTTTATAGATTCCCGGTCTTTGATATTGATGTGTTACAACGTGAATATTAGGATTTTCTTGAAAGCTATTTTGTCCGTCTCCAAATTGCCATAGTCTGTTGATGATTGGTCCGTCTGTCTGATCATAAAATGTAAATGTTGTTGGAGTTGTAGACGTTTCAGTGGCTGTTTGAATACTTATGCCAACATTGGGCATAACATATCCGAACGGCACTACATACTGGTTGCTGACATTAATATATCCCATTTTAGTAGTGACACCTTGTCCGCCCACGTCAGATATAACCCTAAGCTGCACAGGGAAAATACCCGTCTTAAGGTATGTGTGCGAAGGATTTTTTTGGATAGAAACACCGCCATCACCAAAATCCCAGAAAAATCTATTAACTATTCTGTTTGTAAAACAATGAAAATTTACTGTTAAAGGCGGCGGTCCATATAAAGGAAAAGCTCTGAAAACTGCGTTAGGTGCTAAATACCTGTACTCTAAATCTGTCAACAAACCATTTACTGTTGTAGTTACAAAACTGTTTGTTTCTGTACTGTAAGGGTTTCTTAGTCCAACAAAGTTTTCCGTATTTAAAACAGCATCTCTTACAGCATTATGATGCTCTGCAAAAACTCCAGACTCTACCACCGTGTTTGTGGGCCAGTTATTTACTTTGCTAATAAGATTGCGTTCATTTCCCAAAAATCCCCTTTTTAGATTATAGAAAGTGTTATTTGTTTTATGCGCATAATAAATGTATTCTACAGACAAGCCTTTTTTATTTGGCAGAGAAAGCCTAAGAATGCCTTGACTGGGAAAAGAATCGGTACTTTCTACCACCAATACATCACCAGTAACTGACAAACTAGACTTAAGTATTGTTGTGCTATTGTTTTGTGCTTCATACAAATTAAAGTATGAATCAATAGCTGTGGGATAAAGTGACAGATCGCCTACTTCATATCCTGAATCATTTGATGCTAACTTATCTACTGGCATATATATTAGTTATTTTGATTTAACAGTTTTTTATTAATAATATCGAGCGTAGCTCCAATATTTTCGCTCATTTTGGCGTTTTCAGCTAAAGCAAGACAACTTTTTATGAATTCTGGACTCATTGGTTGCTGTAGAATGCTAGAAAGTATAAATTCCCTTTCGAATTTTCCCTTCCAATATTCAACCTGAGCATCTTCTTCATTGTAGTTTTTGAAGGCTTCTATACCGCCAAGTTTGTCAAAAACTTCCAAAAACACCGATAATTCATTCAGCATATTATTCTGCTGGGTCAATAATCCATTCTGAGCAACGTATAGTTTCTTAAGCGCTCGTTCTTTTTTGCGTATATTTATTTCTTTCCTTGCCTGTAAAATACTCTCTTTTGCAGGATCTTGGTCGCTGGCTTCTACAAAACTTTCTTCTTGAACATCTAGTTTGGCAAGTTCTATGTTATCTTTTATTTCTTCTAGATCATTTGCTAAATTAGCAAGTGATTCCCTTCTCGTCTGTATTTCCCTAACAGCCTGCCAAATTTTACCTATCCTGCTGCTCTCTTTGCCAATAATAAAGTTTTTAATTTGGAAATTAGAGTGGCAAGATGGAAGATAGCATTCTTCGAGTATTTTTGCTGCTTTTTCGAGTATTTCCATCAGTATGCTGCTCCTATTATAGCTTTAAATTTTGCGCCCTTTTCGACGGCTTTTCCGGCCCACATTAACTTAGTAATTTCCAAATCATCCCCATCACCAAATTCGCCAACCTCTTCATGGAACTTTTTGTTTATCAAAAGACCGTCCATAGACCCGTCAACAAAATTCCACACCCTCCTTACTACAGGAAATATCACATTCTTATAATCGCTTGCATAAATTGAATATTTGCTATCAATGTTTTTTTGCACTTTTCTTCCTGCGAATGCAAAATAAATCCATTCTGTCTTGGCCTCTTTGCACAAACCATCTATTAGGCTTGTTAGCGTTTTGCCCTTTTGAATAAAATTATATTTTCTGTTTTTAAGTTCGGTTATATCATAATCTTCTGGCACATTTACAAGTCTCTGAACTGGGTACTTAAGTACACCAAGAGATTCATAAGTTGCTCGTATTTGCTCAAATGTTTTGTTTGCTGCTAGAATTCCGATGGTCAAATTTAAATCTTTTTCAAAATAAATCATTGAAAGCCTCCTTGAGACTAACAATTAGAACATATTTTAAAAAGAATTTCAAGCGTTTGTGCTGACTGCAAAATCAATCATTACTACATCATCGCTGCACAGTCCGGAATTTAAGGAAAAACCCAATTTATTGATTGTTGGCACGAAGCTTCTGGGAACCCACTTGAGATTTGGATTTGCCACTACGCCAACTCCAGACATCGATGTTGCATAAACTGTTTTTGTTTCAAAAATACGAATGCCATTGATGTAAACTGAAAGACTTCCGGATAAAAATGGCGCACCAATACCAGTAAGGTAATTTTTGTAATCAGGAGTTAAGTACGCATTTTCAGGAACAACATTGCTAAATCTAACTTCACTATCAGGTAAAGCCACTACGTTTGCCGTGATCTTCTGACCATTATTTATGCTCCAAGTAACTGTGTCGCTTGGCTCAAATGTAACAAATCCTTGCTCGAAAGGAACTGGGTTATTAGATGGAGAACCACCAGTATTTTCAGGAGTTACTTTTATATAAAAGCTGGTTGCATCTGCCGCAACTGTTTCCAATTTGGTGCGCTCGTCTAAAGTCATCCTTACATATTCAACTGAATCTGGGCCAGCGCCATCTACGTGGTAACCAATGTTGTGTTCTGCATTATTTACACCCAAAGCAGTAAGGTTGCCCAAAGGATCCATGCACTGACTTAGTCTTACTGGCAATGTACCTGCCGTACCTGCTGCTTCTTCTAAAATTGCAGTATTAGCATCTACCTGTGCGTTTATGATATTGTCTCTTTGAATCAAAGAGTCTATGGGCAAGTTATCAAACTTGTAGTAATATGGCTGATCTGCTGTGTATACAGGCACATTGGATGGTAAATCTGGCATACCTTATTTATGTTCCTCAAATATTTTTAAACAAAATTCAACGTCCAATTAAACGTAATCTGTGTTTCGGCAGATTTATAAATAGGCGGGAAAGTTACCATGCTATACAACACACCATTGCTTAGTTGCAAAGCCATTTCACTCAAATAAATGCCAACTGCATCGCCAAATAGCAGGGTTGTAGTGAAAATAGCCTGAGTAGTTATTGTCTGATTGGTGTAGCTATTTACTGGCTTGATAATTACAGGCGTGCCAAATAAAGAAGTTCTAGCCGGACTCACTACCTTGGGAGTATTGCTTATTGTTTCAACTCCATTATTGCCGAAAAGCATATTGCTTATGTATAAACTTGGCACAAGATCTGTAGAAGTACTAGTGTTGACACTTGGACAGGTGCCTAAAGTATTAGTTAATACCTGTGCCAATGCTTCTCTGCCGCCAATCAAAACGGTATTAGCAAAATTCATCTCAATCTTTTTGCCGTTTTTGTACTCAATATCACAAAAAACATGCCCAACAGTTTTTACTTGACTTTCTGAAATCATTTTATTTCTCCGCTTTGTTTGACTTCGCCATCTTTTGTCTGCACAACAAATGAAATGCCTTCCTGCGCCATTATTACATCGCTAGGATGACCGGCTGATTGATTTTCACTCGACATTTTGTTCATAGCCATCATAAATCCACCAGCCCCAGTAGTTTGTGAATCCCACACAGATTGCCCAGCTCTGTTTACATAATAGAGTGTTTGACCATTCATAATAGGCACTATGCCCGGCTCCTCTATAAGATTAAATTTATTTAGTTCAAATGTAAAAGTTTCTCCAGCAACATTGGTATCAGGAGTACCAGCAAATATAAAATATCCAAATATATCAATCAATAACGGCGGGTTTGTTGTAAAGTCCACACCAATTCTGTAGCTATATGGATTAGCACCAGCAGGATCTAAAGTTAGAATATACTGAGATGGGAAATTGCTGTTTTGCAATACGGCAACATCTGGATCTGCAAATAGAGGCCATGAACCGTATGAAGCGACCATTCCAACGAAATTAAATGAACCCATGGTTTCAAATAATCTGTTGTACACAGTGCCAGTCACAGATGAAGGTGTTAAACCAATCGTGTAGTCCAAAATGTAAAACGAATTAGGATCATTTACGTCAATAGAATAGAACTTATAAAAATTAGTTCCGGCATCCGGTGAAAAATAAATTTCAGGATTTGGAACAACTATACACATATTGGTCATGCTGAATGGTGTACCAGCTGTGCTAGTAACCTTTGCCAGCTTGCATACTTTAAAGTCGCCAGTAGTAGACTCAAAAATAAGCTGCATGCCACTTGGATTGTATACCTCATAATTTAATCCGGTAGAATCAGTTGCTGGCAATGGGCTGCCACTCTGATTTTCTAAATACAAAGAATTGTTATTGATCAACAATATGTTGTAATAAGCTGCGCCAATTTTAACTTGGTAACAACCAGTTCCATCTAGTGCAACAGTTTTTATATTGTAATCGCTGTAGTTAATTGAGCTATCAGAAATGGTGAACTGATATGCGTTTGATATGGTGTATGGTCCGTTATCTAAAATGTTTGAAAATCGCCATCCAAATGTGTAATTTTGTGTTATGGGAGCCATTCCGGCAAAAGCTGCAGCCGCAGGGCCTTCAATTGTAAGTGAAAAGTCATTTATAGATTCTATTATGTTTGTATATGCCCCAGCATAATTTCCATCCAAGATTTCAAGATAACAACTATTTTTTGTGACGTTATAGCTGTTTAAATTTCTTATATTACTTTGAGCTTGTAACACCATGGACTTGTTATAAACCGTAAGTGTGCCTTGAGCAGCTGGTGTAGTGTTTTCGGTGGCAAAATCTGTTCTGTAAAATGCTAGTTTGCCATGCCCATCAGTGTAAGTATACACTTCCGGAGTGTAATTATATAAGATTGATTTTCTATTGAAAGCATATTGAGCATCCCCTGCAATCAAGAAGTCATTAAAAGTAATTTGTATTAACCACTCTATTGTTTCCACTGGTGGCAACATGAAATCTTGTATTTGCCCAACAACCTCTAAAGTTCTTAATATGGCATGGTAAGGAGTATACTCTCTAATTATTCCAAGGCATTCCGAAATCCTAAAATCTGAGAGGTTTTGTATCTTTACGGCAAGACCATAATCGGCACTTAGTGTACCGCTACAGCCTTCTAGATAATCAGCTGCCATATTAGCAGGATCGGTGGTTGGACGAAGGCTGCCATTATATTCTTCCATGTTATAGACATTTTCGCTATATGGAAAGTCCGTTCTAAGCATGCCGAAAATCACTGGATCATAAAAAGGATTCATAATTGGAATAAACACAGAGAACAAAGGATCATCCTTTGGCATCAGTCTCATGTTCCAATTAGCCGGCTGCATTTCGGGTGTAATTAAGAAGTAACCGTCTGGATTCTGCACTCTGATATCCTGACGAACAAAGAAGTCTTTCCAGTATTGATATAAATCTACTTGCGTGCCAGTCATGGTTTCAGTAACGTATGTAATCAATATCTGATCGCCACCTTTAAGCTGCGTAATAGTTGGATCCCATGTTAAAACTGTTTCGCCTTTAGTATTTTGAGAAAAAGATATTGCGGCAATATTTGTGCTGGTCCAAACAGTAGTGCCGACATGGGCAAGTTGTAGTTCATAAAGGCTTGCAAATTCATAGAACAGTGTATTGTCTGTGTACTTATCGAGAATAAATTCATAATCGTTTTCAAATTTCAAGGTTTGAGTGTAAACTTGGGGCCACGCTATTTGCCAATATTGTTTGTACTGAAGCAATTGCATGCCTGCTTGATCTAACGCCTGTGTCAGAGATTCTAGCGTTCCTTTTTTCTTAAATTGAGGGACAGCTGTTATAATTTGCCCTCTCCATCTTGTAATATCCAAACTTCTAAGCTTTAAGGCAAACATTTGTGCCAAAAGCGGCAAGTATGGTTCTGGTGTTACATTTGCGTCTAATATATCAATAATTCTGGAAACTTGGTTGTCTAGGTCTGTAAATGCCTTTCCTACTGATTTATTTAAAGCTTCCAAGGTAAGCATGCTATCGTCGTTCACTGCATATTTTTCAAAATACATTCGGGGAAGATATGCATTAAGAAGAGTGAAATATTTTTCAGGAGGAACGGCGTGGGTCGGTATGGCTACTTCATTTTGAATTGCCGCTCCGATGTAAAAGTGCAAAAACTTAGCCTCGGATTTGTATAAATACGCAGATGTCTGCATGGTGTAGCCGTAACAAATGTAATAATCACCTTCCTTAATTGGACCGGGCTCCCATATAAATGCAAAATGTCCATTACCTAATTCTTTATCAGTAGCCACCCTCTGCACTATAGATGTACTATTATCTTCTCCCTGTATCCACAATGGACCTGCTCCATTATCGCAAGCAACACCGGCACAAAATACCATTTGGGCTTCGTAGTAATATGTTGTATTTGTGTTTGCTCCCGGTTCGACATTAGTTCCGGTTGTGGGAGTCAAAGCATTTGTGGCCAAATCTGTCTCCAGACTTTGTTGTAAAAGAGCCAGTCTTTGTTTTCTCAACTCATCAGTTTCTGTGCAATATTGCTCAGTAACTTCATACACAGCTCTTTGCAAATCTTCTTTGTAAGTAATTTGTTGATTTTCAAATTCATTATTCAAAACCGGACTTCTAGCAATAAAGAAAATCTTTATTGAATCAAAAGTTGATGGCTGTTGAGTAAAGCAGCCATTTGACATGGGAGTATAAAGATCAAACAGAATATTATCTGATGTTTTAGGATTCTGATTGTACGGTTTCAGCGGCATTTCTCACCATTATTCGTAAATGTAATTCAAAACAATATTACTTGGTCTGATAATTTCAAAAAACCTAGGCACTACCTCTACAGGATTAGTTAGGTTCGGGTTGTTTGGAAGCAGTGGGCTAGTCAAATTTTCTGGTTCAACGACAAATTGTATGTCATATTTGTAAGGCTGACTAATATTTGCCAAGGCCTTCAACACATCAATCGTTCTCAAAGCTTGTCCATAATCCCAGTTTTTAACATTAAAGAATACTGCCAAGTTTCGCAAAATGGCAGCGGTAACTTCTTCCTCAAATGGCTGATATTGAGGTGTCATAAATACATCGATGTTGATTTGAGTGTAAAGAACCCCGCCGTCTTGTATAGCAATGCTGTCAGTTAACATTTTTTTCGCATCGATATATTCTTGTAATTCAGCCTTGAATTGTGAACTAGGAGGCGCAAGACCATCCAATCCCTCAGATACCAAAACATATAATATTATAAGATTCGCACTGCAACCACTATGCCTTAAAGCGGCCAACCCTTTTCCTGTTTTACCGTTATAGGCAGTTGTGAAAATATCTACTAAGTTCTTGTAATCCGAACCAGTTACAGCTCTGTTCTGCACGTTTGTCCAAGCAGGAAGGTTTCTTCTTATGTCTTCAATTGTGTCGCCGTCATATCCATACTTGCCCCTTGTGTAATTGCTGAAGTTTACTGGTACAGAGTAAGCCCTGCCTTCCAAAGGAATCAAAATGTCAGTATTTACGAAGTTGCTTACTATATTTCCTATAGTTCCTCCGCCAACTCTATAAACCACAGTTATATTGGCACCAGCTGGTGGTACTAAGCCAGCTCTATTATTCCCAAAATATACGAACACCTGATACTGGCTATTGTATTCAATTCTATATTCTTGTAATGGCGCACTTTCCGTAAAGAATTGAACTTGTTTCCATTGAAGTCCATCAACGTAAACTCTAATGCTTCCCAAAAGCACTGGCGCAAATTCAAGCACTACTACTTGATTTATTTCCCCAGTGCCTATGAATGACTGCGTATAGGTCTGCCCCTCTAGTCCTACAATATTTGTGTTCTGTAAATTACCAGCCTGAATAATAATTGGCTGATCCAACAAAGGTCTTTCATACTGATCAGCTGGGAATAATTCTATCGTTAGAGGAATATTGTTGTTAACCAAGTCGATTTCTAAAGGTGTTGGTATAATGAGATTTATATCTTGTGGAGTATTTATTTTTGCTGACCACAAGCTCTTACCGGCTATTGGCGGCGTTGGTTGATATCCGACTAGTTTTGCCAACCTGAAAGCACTGTCAAGTTCTGTCACTGTATCAATAAAAACTTCATTTGCCACTTGGTCTGTTTTAAAGCTGAGAGTATCTCCGATAAATGCCCAGTTTTCTATAAGCATGATAGCCAAGCTAGATTCTATAAAATCATTAAATTGCTGATCGAAATTTTCTCTGCAATACTGGACAAGTCGATTTTTCAACGACCAAAAATCTTGGTTCGTATAGTTTAAACTAACGGGTGTTGGACGATTCGGGCTTGATGTGATTTTTGTCGGTGCTACTTCAAAAGGACAAAGTTCCGCCATTTTATTCTCCTGTTGGTAGTTTTAATACCAATCTTTCTGATGCCTGTATCTTGTTTGGCAAGTAAAAATTAATTTTCACATAAACACTGTTTGTATTTGCATTGCTCAATTCGGCTATAGCGCCAGATTGGTTGCTTTCGTCAGTCACCTCTACTTCCGTAACCACAATTCTTGGTTCCCATTGGGCTACAGAAGCAATTATTACACTGCGAATTTTATCGTAAATAGTAGGATCATTTTGTTCAAAAAGCAGATTTCTTAATGGCGTGCCGAAATCCGGCATCATAACTCTCTCACCGGGATTGGTAAGAATAAGCTGCATTAGGTCTGCCTTAACAGCCTGAATGTCATAAACGGTAGGCAAAAGTCCTAGCGGAGTTTTGACAATTGGATAGGGGCACCCTAAAAGTTCCATGATTCTCCATGCGAAATCTACATATTATTAATAGTTTTTTCAACTAATAAATTATATAGTCTACACAGAAACATTATGACTTAAGAGCTTTTTTGAACTCATCAATATTCTTATAAGGCGTCAAAGGTGTTAAATTGAATATGCTTGCAGGCGGTGCATTAGGGCTCGCACTAGCAAAAACCCTATCGCTGCATACCAATAAGCCTCTCGCACCGTCAAAAACCACAACTGGGCATACATTCGGGACTTTTTCCCTTGGCGGAACGGGCAAACCGGCTGCTCTGGCATCCTCTTCAGCTTGTAATTGTTCTTTAGAAGGCTTTTGATCGTAGTCTTTTCCAGCCAAAATTAAAGATTTAGTATCACTTATGTTTAGATTTAATGCATTTTTTTGATAGCGAGTCTGATTTACCAGTTCAAAACTGTTGTTTTTGATCTGTGTAACTCTGTTACCAACACTATTTTGACTGTCGCTGAATCCGATAATTTCAGACACGCCGCCAAAGGTTTCTAACCTATAATCTCCTCCTGCCCTCAAAAGAACATAGCCATTTTGACTCTTTCTTTCTTGGAATTGAAGAAAATGAGGACCTCTATCATTGCCAGTTTGTGGTGCCAGCAATCGCATGTAAGTATCGTCACTAGCCTCTTTTTGACTTGCTCCATCGAACATCTCCAAAGCTAGCCCATAACCGCTACGCATTTCGATGTAAGCATTTTTGGCATTATTCTGCGGATTTGGATAGCCATATCCTTTCCTGCAAGGGATTTGGCGATCATTATTGTTGTCACTCATGATCAATCTATGACCGCTGGTGCTTCTTACGCTTATACCCTGCTGCTCAGTTGCCAAACTTGGACATGTAGGGCCGGCAGATGAATCGGAAAGATAAATTTGATTTCCTAAAGCTGTGAGCAACTGAATGCCGTTGTTAATACTTCTTGTTTCTTTGGCAGAACCCATTAATTCGCTGTCATCTAAAACTATTTGATGTCCCGTGCTGCTTTTCCAATAGGTTCTTCCAAGATATTTGTTTGTGCAACCGAAATCAAAAGGCTGCGTACTTCTTTGCCACTCCATGCCACCTTGAGGAGCTTCGACAGAATCATCCATAACAAAGGTGTGACCAGAGATGCTTAATAACTGAATGCCAGACTGTGGTAAGTCACATTTGTTATTTTGTGGTGTTTGCGGTCCACGATATGGGCGGCACTCACTTTGTTGTTTGAAAAAAGGATTTGCACCTCTCTGTGTATTTTTGCCCGGATAGTCTGGATTCCCGCCAATCGTTCTACCGCCACATAATGAAGATCCGGACGGGTTTTCTTTCTTTTCCCCGAAGAAATTTATAGTCGCATATGCATCTTCTATTTCGCTAACTTCCGAACTAAAAACATTTGATCCGCCGGCAGGTTCGGCTGGAACCAGTACGCCATTAGCATCTATGGCTGTTTGTGGAGGGGGATTTACTATACCAACCTGACAACTAGTATCTCCCGGAACGGCACCGCATACTGGATGTGCCCACTGTCCACAATAGTGTAAGTGATCATCTTTCATGATCATCCAGTTTCCACATCCGGATAATATTTCTATTCTTTTCCACTTTTGATTACACTTGGCATCTCCATCCACCATCTTAAACATGTGTTTTTGAGGTGTTTTGAATCCATAAATGTTAGGGAACGTCATTTTCTGCAATAAATTGGGAGCATTGTTTATATCAGATACAGAGGTGATGTCAAAGCCGTTATAGCTCTCAGTATTCCAAGGTGGCAGAACTTGCGTTCCATTATTAGGACCACACAAATAGCCTCCTCTCTGCCCCTTGTACAACAAATCATATTCTGTCATGGGAATATTGTAATATTCGCCTTGAAACAACCCTCCATTAAGTCTTGTCCAAGTTGTGCCTAGATAAAACGGGCTCAATCTGTCTCCGCCTTCAAAAACCAAAGCTACAGTAGAGCCTGCTGGAGGCACCCAGTTGCCACCACAATCATCAATGCCGCCAAAATTGGTAATTGGCAGCGCAAATGGCAAGCTGCCTATAGGTGTGTCAGGACGATGAAACAAAGGGCAAAAGAATCGTATTCTATTTTGTTTGTAAATATCGAGTGTGTCTACACAGTAGCCAAGAAACACACCATATGAGCCTTGATTAATATCAGTTTGTGTATCTTTTGTTTGTTCTGCCAGATTTATGAATTCCTCGACTCGAAACATTTTCTCTTCAAGTTTCAATAATCTATCATCATCGCCTTGATCTGCAATAGCATAACCTTGACGGGGCATAAAAGGATTTCCGGCCATATTTCACCTAATTGTTTTTCTTTTTCTTGTTCTTTTTTGCTTGCTCAGGAATTGCCTGAACTCTTAAAGTTGTCGTATAATCACCACCATCATCGATGTTGTGACTTACGCCTTGAATAAGATAGTCTAAGCGACTAAAAGTATTATTTACATAAGGTTGCGCCAACCAATCAGTTTGGTTTGGCTGGGCTGGCCCTTGAATTCCGGGCTGCTGTCCAGCATACACTTGAGGTATATTCATGTATATTATGCCGACCTGCAATCCTTGACATCTTGCTATATTCACATATTCTGGATTACCCTGTATTTTTAAATCAGCCTCTATATTTGATGTCATAATACGACCAGCGTTAGCGATCAGATTTGCATTAATTGCCACTGCTTGTTTTTCTACTGCATCTGTTGGAAATCTATAATTCATAGCAGCACTTGGTACTGTTACTAGGGTTTGTATGCCTTCGGCGTTATCTTCTATATTTTCAAATTGATTATTGACGTTTTGCGGACACGGGTTAACCTTTCTGCCTTCGGCTTGCACCGCTTTGCTAGACATGCCCGTAGTACCGCCGCCCTGCGGTCTAGCATTTGCAAAATATGTTACCGTAGGTCTAAATCCGTCTTGCAAAACAGGACTGCAGTCTCCACCATTTACGATATAAATATATTTTGGACCACTTTTTTGTGGGCAATATTTTACTCTGGGATTCAAGCACCAACTAGGATCAGATTCAAGAACAACAATATTTGGCGTATCAACACTGGGATCAGTATAAATCGTCATGCCCAGCCCACGGTCAGTTCTTTGTCCATTAAACCAGTTTCTGACAGCACCAACACAGCTTAAACGATTAGGATCCCATACGCTTCTTGGTCCTTGAAAACCACCCTCATTATTTGGGAATCCAAATTCAGACAAAAGTCCTCTACTATCTTCTCTGGCAAATATTACTGCGCCAGCATTCTTTTTGCTCTTTGGGCAAATCTTTCTGAGAGCTTTTTTAGACGCAGATTTCAAATTCTCTGGATGATTGTTTGTTCCTGCAGGAGTTGCAAGTTTATTTCTTCTGTTTCTTTTGTCTAGCAAAGTTTGCAACTCTACAGTGTATAGCCATCCACCACCAGCGTCAGGCTGTACTTGTATTTTCCCTACAACAAAACCCAATAAGCCGCCGGGATTTGGTTTTGCTTTTGGATCTATACGTGCATAAGGAGCATATGTTTTATCAGCAGTACTGTACTTAGTTACAGAACCATCGGTATTCTGCAAAATCCAACCAAACTCCACTAAAACAGTATTATTAGAAGCGGTACAACTGTCCAAGTAAAGGGAGTCTAAGAATACTCCTATATCATTACCAGATGCATCATATAGAGTAAACGATGCACTAGCGTTGTTATTGCCGCCAAACTGAAAGTTTTTTACAAAAGTTCTATTTTGATAAAATGGAGAAGATTTATTTCCTACTGTAATTTTTTTACCACCATTTTGCTTGCTAACCATGATAATGTTTACAAAACCAGTTTTTACAGCCTGATTAAAGTTGTTTATCAGGGGCTTTGCTATAATTCCACAAGCAAATTGTTTTGCTGCACCCGGTAATAAACATGTTCTACCTGCTCTAGCCATAATTCACCTAAATACTTGTTATATCAGCCGGAATTCTTATGGTTTTGCCAGTTGTAAATTGGTAAACATCATTTATATTGTTTGCTTGAAGTAATATCCACCAATAGTCCGGCAGCCCATAAGCCTTCTGGCTAACTAAATCGGGTCTATACTCGTAACCGGGCGTAATAAGAATGTACCTATCATCGGCACTCACGGCAAATTGTTTTCTCTGATAAATGTTGAATGTTATTTTATTTTGCGGACCATAAAATCCAACATCGCTGTTTACATACCTGCTGGTTGTAACAACGTAATCAGTTGGAATCAATGAATCAGCAAAAGTAAATAAATTAGCCATAAGTTCCCTCAGTTATATAATATTAATTACCTTCAGTAATTATTCTTTCAGCTCCGGGCAACTGGCTTGCATCGTAGACAACTTCGAAACTACATTGTATATCAAACTTGTATGGAATAGGACCATAACCGCTTATATTTTCGCTCCAAGGAACGTCAACTGGAAAAGATACGCTGTAACTTTTCAAAACAGCAGCTATAGGATAACTTCCCAAAGTTGCTCCACATTTCAATTTGCAAATACTTGGAGGAACAAAAGGCAATGCTCCTGTTCCGTTTCTTGGATAAGTACAGCTCTCGATAATCCTAAGAGTTTGCAAATTATATATTAATCTATCTGGGTAATCGGCATATAAGTGTATTGTCCAACTTATTGTTCTGGCTTCGCCATTTCCGAAAGTGTAGGCAGGCAAACTGCGACCTATGCCGTTTTGCGTTGGCCAGTTTGCACTATGACTGTCCGAAATATCAGGCATAATATACATTCTTATAGGCGCAAGGGAACCCACTTGTATGTAACAGTCATCTACAAATCTAAAAATTCCTGTATCTGTTGTCCCTAGCATCAATTACCCCTATTTAAAGTTTGCCGCATCTGTGGCACTACTAAATTTTAGCTGTTGCCTAGCCCTGAAAGATCCAGTATCACCACCTGATGCAGTAGATCTCTTGCTTGGTGCAGACGCTGCAGGTGCCTGCTGGTAACTACGCATTAAAGACAGCATTTGTGCAGTGTTGTTGGCTGTTGCTTCAGCGGCTGCAGTAAGCTTAGACATATCAGCACTCTGTGCAGCACCCATAGCAGTTGGTGCCAAGCTCATGTCTACAGTTTTGGCTGCTTGGTTAGCTGGATTCTCTACTGCTGTAGTTGCTGTTTGACTTACATTAGCACTAACATTTAGATTTCCCATTCCTTGCAAGGAATTCAAGCTTCCGGAAATTCCTGCAAAGCTTGCTACTAAACTTTGCAAAGCTTGGTCAACGAGAGCAAGATCTGTGGCTGCTTGAGTAAGATTTGTAGCTAAATCAGGAAGATTTGCTCTCATGATCTCATTTGCCAAATTATTCAATCCTTGGAATAAAGGTCCAAAATTTGTCATTTTGGAAAAATCTATTTGAGTTAAATCGAGATTAGATAGATTGGCTGCTATTGTTGATACTGGCCCCGCCAAAGTTTCAGCCAAAGTGCTTGCATCTGTTAGTGTTTGAGCAACATCCTCAATGTCATAATTCATTTCAAGATTGCCAATAGGCTCTATGACACCCACTCGTAAGAAATCAAAAACACCGATAAGCAAATTAGCTAATGCCGGTCCTTTGCCCTGTAACTGCTGCCCCAATCCCGCTTGCTGTGCTATATTTGCAGCCTGCTGTGCCAAGGTTGGCAAACTCTTTGACATGTTCTCCAACAAAGATGGCAGTGCTTTTACTATCTTTTCACTACCGGCAATTATCTTCGCCGCTTCTTCTGCATCGTCTCCACTACCGCCATGTTCTACTGTTTTCATAATTAGTGTGTTAATTGCAGGAAGCATAGTTTCCCATGTCTTTGCAAAATTCTCCAAGCCTGTTTTTGCCTTTTGTGCCAGACTTGGTTCAACACCACCACCTTGTTTTGCCACCTGTTCGCCGATCTGCCTTAATCTATTTCCCATATATCCTATAAGACCCATTTCGGCATCGCCCTTGTCTCCTGCAAGCACTCTGAGAATTTTGTTTGAAGCTTCTATGATCTTTGCGGCATCGTCGGCATCTTCGCCATCTATTTCCAGATTGGCAATAGGAACAACAAAGTCTCCTAGTGCCTTGATCATTTCAATAATCTGTCCCTTGTTGTTTTTAAGAATTTTTGTTACCACATCAAGATATGATGTTTTGCCCATAGTAACTTTAGAGAAAGCGCCCCCTAGGGAAGTAATAGATGTCGCAACAGATGTTGCTATTTTGGCAAGTCCTTCAAAAGTTTTTCCAGCATCTGCTATTTCATCTGGATCAAGATCCAAATCATTGAGTGGAGCAATAAGACCAGATTGAATAAACTTAAACACATTGAGAAGAGGATTGTCAGCACCTTTGCCCAACATGTCATTAATAGTTTTTTCGAGGTTTTTAATTTTACTCGTAGATTTTGCACCAGCACTTGCATCTACATCTTCCTCATTAAGAGCTGCAAATGCCTTGTTCATGCTTTCAATAACAGAAGAAATGCTTTCCATAACTGGCAAAATAGCCTTCAATCTATTCCCTGCTTCCTCTGTGCCTTCCATGGATACACCTGCTGTGCCTTTAACAACAGTGTTATATAAGCCCATTATTGCTGTGACAGCCTCGGAAATTTTTGGTGCATTTGTTTTTATGTTATCTACAGGAGGGACTACGCTTGCATCCTTGTTCGCCTTGGCAAGTAAATCACTTTTATCGGAAAACATTTTCAAGAAATTTACTAATGGATCTATAAATTTACTTACTGCTGCGAGTTTCAATGCGGCCGTTGCTGTTCCGGCCATATCAATATTTGCAGTTTTAACGGCAATATCGTTGGCCACCGACAGAACTCCAGCAGCTGCTTCCGCTAGTCTATTGCCGGAATCTTTTATTGTTTGTCCTTCTGGTACATTGACCCCACCCATCTGATCGAGCTGCTGAATGCTAGTCGCAACGCTTACCAGACTCCTCAAAAATGGATCAATCTTTCCAATTTTTGCAATCACAGCTTGAACAGCACTATTGTCAACTGTCAAATTTGTATTTATTTTGTCTACTACTATTGTGACAATAGAGCCCAAGGAGGACATGGCATCTCCCATTTTGTCCACAAATGCATTAAACTTACTCCAGTCTTTGTGCTCGCCATCAGCATTTTTGAAAAATGTTTTATCCGGAGCTATGTTTGCAAACTTTTTAGTTACAACGTCATAAAATACTTTAAATGTATCAGCAATTTTCCCCATGGCGCTTGTAACCTTGCCAAATATATCTTGGAACTTTTCTAATTCTGTAAGGCTTTTTACCCAAGAATCATGTCTTTGTTTTTCTGTAAAAGTTTTGAATATAGTGTCTATGGCATCAAATATTTCTATTACTCCAACTCTAACACCAGCAGCACTTTCACTTAATTTGGCTCCCTCACCAGTTGCTTTGCTTCCCAAGCCAAACCAAGTACTTTCGTATTTAAATAATGCATTCAATTTTGATGATATATTTTCCATGGATTTACCGAACACATCAATCGCAGAAGAAAGATTATTTAATTTATCGGCCATCATGGCAACATTATTGGCGTGCAAATATTGGTTATTTGCCAAATTGTCATATATCACTTTGATAATTTTTGTCATCGATTGCAGCAGATCTTTACTTACGTTGACAAACTCATCGGTTTCGCCATCATTTTTGCCTGCTTTTCTTAAGGCTCTTGATCTCTCTTTAATACCGGCACTATACCCTTCAACTGCTCCTGTTACCGCCTTTTGACCGGCTTGGAAGCTTTCCATTGCTTTGGCAAACAAAGCCAAAACGTTGCCGGCATTTTCCAAAGCTCCTACTGCATTCAAATGTTGTTCCGCATCAAATTCTTCCCCAAGCTTTGCAGTAGTTTCTACAAGCGTTTGAGAGAACTTGATCATATCCCTGATGGTATCTTTTTCCTTGGTTCCCAGCAGACCCATGGCAAATTTATCCCACTGCATACTCTTGAACTTTTCAACCGAATCAGCATATGCAGTTAAGGCTTGTAGGAACGATGTCATCATCGTTGACATTTCAACGTAGGTTTGGGAAGCTTTCTTGGCTAGTGCAGGCGTAAACTTTAGAACTTTGGGAATTATGGCAATATGTTTTACAATTGTAACAAATTCGGCAACATAACCAGCTACTGTAACAAATTTAAAATATGCCTTTTGCAGTTTGGCTGCATCTGGCATGTCCATAGTAGTTATATCATAGAAAAATTGAGATATGTTTTTGGCTGTTTCTACCACTATACTCAATGCTTTTGGCCCTGCTTCTGCACCAGCCATGTTTACAACTTGATATAAGGCAATATTTAGATCATTCAATATTTTTGCTACTTCAAGTGTTGGTGTAGCAAGAGATCGCATTTTGCCAGCAGCTTCATCCACTCCTGAAACGTCCAGTGTGCGCAATAAATCAAACGATCTTACAAGCAAGTAAAGCGACATGGTAACAGCAGATAGCTTCAAAGGCATTAACATTAAATCTTTAAAACTTATTTGATTTAGTGCTTCATTTACTGTAGCCAGCCCAGCCATAGCCAAATAGAAAGTCCAACCAAATGTAGCAAGAGCACCAGAAAATAACAGAAATGTTACGCCTGCCGCTATAACCGCTAAGGTTGCCCAAGCAGCAGCGGCAGCTGCTAAGGTTATGTATAAGGCCATCGCCCCCATCACATATGCCAAATTACTTATTCTTGTTGCAAATAAATCAGCGCCTTCATTTGTAAACATTTCTCCTGAAAGCATGTTGTTTAAAAAGTACGCAACGCCAATGCCTATAGACATCAAGACAGTTCCAACAGCAATCAAGACTGTCAAAATCGCCAATCCCTTACCCAGTAATTTCGCTGCTGCAACAACACCAACGCCAATTTTTTGCATCAAAATGCCAATACCTAAAGCAATTGCAACCATAGGAAGCATAATTAACATTGCTTTATAAAAAGACATCATTATAGATTGGAGAGCTGTTACCTGTGATTCTAGTTGTTTGGGATCGGCAACTAAAGCTACAAGTTTACTAGTCAGATTTATTATTCCCGCAACCATTGGCGGTAAAAGTGTAAATAAACCCAACAAAAATGTCATTACTGCTCCAGCGTTTGCAATAACATCATATATGTCTATTCTCTGAGTTTCATCTGCTACACTTTGTTGTTGAATACTTAAGTAGGTTAGTGCGGCAGTAAGTGCTATAACTACAGCAAGCATAGGTGCCATAGCCAAAAGCATTTTGTTGACTAAATTTAATATATTTTCGGCATTCTTAAATTCTTGCTCTTTGCTCCCAACATCTATTTGATTAATGCCAGCAACTACCAAAGACAGAACTCCTATCAGTCCAACTAGTGAAAGACCAATTTTACCCAATAGATATAAGCTCTTGTTAATTTCTTCTAGTCCAACATTGTATTCTTTAAGCTTTGCCATAAGTGCTGCTGTTCCCATAACGGCAGCAGCCGATCCTGCTATGGCTAGCATGACTATTAGAGCAGATCCGGCTAAAATGGATATAGTCTTTGCCGTTTCCTGTAGTCTCCCCATGTCTATGTCTACTGCGCCTAAAATGTAGTCTGCTAATTTAAGTAGCCCTATTGATACGGCCACCATGAATGCGCCCAAAGCTGGCAGACCAATTAGAAACATTGCTGCTATGCCAACTCCCGCCCAGACTGACAAAGGCCCTAGGGCAGCAAAAGCTGCAAAAAATGAAGGAAGCGCTTTTGCAAAACCATAAGCAAACGCCCCTACTGCGGACAATATAATTAAACCTGCTGTCAAAATTGCTGTAATTAATGCTCCAGTTTCAGCAGCTTGTTGCGGAGATGTGAAGCCTGCTTTCTGAGCTAGACTGTTTCCCAAATATAAGATGCCGGTAGATATCGCAATCAAAGCTGCTGCTACGCCAGCTAGGATTACTGCAAATAGCAATACCCAACCACCTTGAGACCATACCATTAAATCTTTGCCATAGGTGTCATATGCTTTTTGTAATGCCCAAGCAGCCAGACCGGCTTCTGTCAAAATAATTGCGCCGGCAAGTATAATTGCCGAAATATCGTATGCAACCTTGAGAGGATCTATTCCTACTACATTGCTATAAATTTTTACTATAGCAGCTAATAAGGCAATAGCTGCTGACAACATGGCAATTCCAACAACCATAGCACCTAAAACTTTGGCTGCCTTGACGAAAAGTTCCTTATTCACATTGAATTGAAAATTGCTTAGGTCCGGACAACCGGGCGCAGGTCCGGGTGCGGGTCCGGGTGTAGGTCCGGGCGCAGGTCCGGGCGCAGGTCCGGGCGCAGGCGCTGGACTAGGTCCCGTTGGAGAGACAGCTTTTGGCTTAAACCACCCCAAAATACTTTTCAGCCATTCCGGCTGCTTGATTCCAAGTCTATTTCCAAGAGTTTCCAGCGAATCTTCAAAAGTAACATACAATTGTCTTAAGTTAAGCAATCCTGATGCAGCCATAGAACTTAAGGCAAACGCCATCATGCCTTGAAAGCCAAGTTGTGCTTTTAAAATGTCTAAAGCCGGTTTGCTGAATTGATCTCTAAAATAATCATTATATTTTTCTAGTGTAAGCGATGTCTTAAGAACAGGATCTAGTTCAGCTTTTTGGGCTGTAGCTAATTTGTTATTTGCTTCATTCAAACGTTCCATTAACAGGTTATATTCATCTTTATTGCTCAGTGCTTTCTCAATTTGCATCTGATCAATTTCAAGAGGCTTTTCACCAACTTTAGTTAATCCTTCATTTAAACTTTTAACTGCCGATTCTATGGAAAACTTTGCGGCTCCTTTAGCACTAGAAAAATCTCCTCCCAAAGCTTTAATATCATCTGAAAATTCCGGTAGTCTATTGCTGAAGCGAGCCATCGCTTCATCCATGCTCTTAGCGCCCTTGCTTGCCTCACTAAGTCCTGTCAAAACGTCTAATGTTGCTCCAGCTCTTAATCTTCTCTCTTCTTCAGCAAGCTTAGCTTTTTCTTCTAATGTTAAATTTAACTCTCTTTTTTTGTTTATTTCACCTAAACGGTCTGATAAACCTTTGCCGGCCTCTTTGAAAGCTTGAACCGTTCTTGTAATCTCACCCAGCTCCATGCCAAATGCACCTTTTAGCTGGAGGTTCAATCTAAATTTTATTTCATCAGGTAAATTTTCAATTTCTTCTATAGACTGTACTCCGAATCCTTTAAGTACATCTTCCATGCCGGAAGCCAAGTCTTTTATTCCCTTTTTGGTTCTGGTTAATACTCCAAGTTGTAACTGTGTTATCTTGCCAACTCTACCGGCTGCATTGTATAAGAACGCTTTTGTCTCATCATTTGCTCCAGTTATGAGATTTACTGTGCTCGTTGCAGCACTTAATAAATTCTTCGTGCTGTCTTCAACTCCTAATTTCTTTGCGTTAGCAGCAATTTCCAATATATTTTTTGCCGACGCTGCCGAGAATGTTGCGGCTTTCTTAAGATTATCTAAAAATGGTTTGCTATCCGATAATGCCGCCTGTAGATGTTTTCCGGTTAATCCAGTATTTCTGGCAACCTCTTGCATTCCCCTGCCCATAGCGCCGATCTGCACAGTATTTAATTTTCCGGATAGTGTTAAATCACGAAAAGTTTCACTAAGAGATCCGACTTCCATGCCAAGTTGCTTTTCAGTAGCCAAAGTTTGTTTTGTAACTCTGCTTAGAACTTTTGCATCTGTAATACCGGCTCTAAAATTTTCTGTATACTGTTCTAAGTATTTTGTTCTGTTTACGCCAGTTTCCGCAACGGATTGACCTACATCTGTGTAGGCTTTTTGTGCAGATTTCATTTCCGAACTTATGCCGGCAACTTCGAAAGCAGTTTCTTTTAGTTGAATGTTAAATCTGTTTTCTACAGCCACCATATCACCTAAAAGCTTTGATGTTACGGTTGACTTTTCATCAAAACCCAAGAAGGCGTGCTCCACTTTTCCACGTAAATTTTCTATGAATTTTAGAAATTTTACTGGTAGATTATCATAATCATCATCGTAATAACTTCGCCTTCTTCTTCTTGATCCGCTGTCTTCTTCGCCACCACCAGCAGGAACTGGTGCGGTAGAAGGGGCAGGTGTTACGGCAGCTTCACTCTTCTTCAATGGCTGAAAATACATCCCTAAGACATTTTTAAACATCTTGAATTGCAAACTTAGAAAATGTTTTTCTTGTTTGTTTACTTGATTGCCACACAAGCAATCCTGAAGTTTTGTTACAGCGTCTACTATGGGCTGGGCATCTATAGTGCCACTGCCGCCTCCTCCACCTGATGGTTTTTTACCCAAAGCATCTACGGCGGCAGTCAAGTCTCTAACTGTGTTATTAAAACCGTTCAAAAAACTTGGAAGCTTTTTTAGCTCATCCAGCATGGCTTTATAGTCGGGCATTTTAGTATCTAAGGTACTTTTTACTCCGGTAGTTGCCGCAGTAAGCCCCATCATGGCAGCCTTAAGGTCTTCCATACTTCCTTCAAAACTGTTACCTGTTAAATCTACTGCCATACTTATGCTCTATTCGTAAAATCCCCTGCATTTTGATTTGTCTGCCGCAATTGCGCATCTATAGCTGAGCGTAATGCCGTCAAATCCTGCAAATTAAGCTTCCTAGAGGCGGTTATTATCCTCTTTAAATAATCACAGTCTAGAAGTCTTAAATTCTTGACTCCGTTCTTTTTATAGATACGGAATGCCTTTTTTATATATGGGTTATACTTCACAGTTTGCCACGAAAACCTTGGATTATTACATGCATTCATGCCAAAAGGTGAAACTATCTGTAAAATTGGATCAGGTAAAATATAATGGAGGTTTAAGCCTTTGAATTCTTGCGCATTATTCTCTGTAAGTATTACCAAAGGTGTTCTGTCATGTTTGGCAAAATCATACCCAAATTGAATTATGCTGCCAGTCTTTAATCTGCTGAGTATCTGTATGCCAGATAGATTCCTTGAGCCTCTGTTATAGTCAAAAGCCATTTCCAAGAACAAATCTGTTTTACTTTTTGCCATAAAATATGTATGGCAACCAATCTAATTAGTTTTTGGTGCTGTAAACGGTGCTTGAGTAATCAATGCCAGTAACGGGCAATATTGCAGCGCCACCAATATCTTGTCTTTCTGGCCCATCAAGTTGAGCAGAAAGGAATTCCTCTTCGTCCTTAATCGAATCAATGTAGAATTTCCTAATTTTATCGCACATCTGCTTGATTAAAATGTCCATGGCTTTATTGGGATCCTTATTGTCCTCTTCCTCGCCTAAATCCTCAAGAATGTTGTCATACATTTCTTGCAGATCCAAAAGATAGGATTTTCCATAAGGCTCAGTGCTTTCAAGCTTTTGAACTCTGAAAGCACATATGTTTCCAAGAAGATAAACTCTTATGCCTCTATATTCTTCAGGTTGAGGATGAGCCTGTACCCAAAGATGCGGATCATTTTGCTGATGAATACGATTGATAACTGCAAGACCGCCCTTTTTTAAAGCCAAATAAAGATTGTGCAATCTTTTTGGCTCAAAGGTCTTTACTCTGTGAATAGCGTATTCAAGAAAGGTCTGCATACTTTATTTACCTATTAGGCGCAATTTCTTAATAGTATTTCCGGTGCGGATGGAACACAGTGAATAAGGGTATTGATGTCGGAGGGATTGCCAACAAATGGTATTTCCTTGACGACTATACCTTGGAAAGTGGTAGCTGCCTCTTTCAACACTTCCAAACTGGCAGTTAAAAACAACATTCCATCTCTGCGTGTAATAAATTCATTTTCAATCATTACTGGCTCGCCTTCATTGTTGATCTTGCCAGTATTGGTGTTGTACATAATCTTGATGTCAGGAAGAGTAACCATTTCTCCTTCGCTATCGAAGAAACTTTCGGAAAAATCGTTAACTAAATTCTTCACAACTAATTTGCCCTCTGTGTATCCGTCTCTGAGAGCATTAGCAAAGTCTGCGCCTACAAAATAATTTGTACCATTCAGCTCTACGACGTTCATATAAAAAGAACGCATTCTGAAATTGTTGGCTATGCTTTCTAAAATAACTCTTTTGCGCAGAACAGACTTCTCTTCTGGAGAACCATTCTCCATCATGTCTAATTCTGACTCCGATAGGTACTTTTCAGGATCATTGGCATCCATGAACCACTTGCCAAGATCAATCATGCCAAATTTTGAATTCATTCTGGTAGAAATTCTAATGCTATATTCTCTCTGATTGAAAATAAGGTCTTCATTAGATCCACCAGATCCAACTTGGATAGCTCCGAGCAATGCCGCAATATATTTTCTGTGCATATCGGCTTTATTGCTGTATAAGCCGAGCATTTTAATAAATGTGTTGCACAATTCTGGCATAGGCTGGATTGTAGTTACTGTTCCTTGAATCAAGCTACTTGCAGGATTGTTATGATCAAGATTTTCTCTTATGAACTTGCGTATTGCCTGAGAAGCTTTATCAATATTTGCATTCTGACGCAAAAATAGAATTTGAATGTTGTCTTCAACGAATTTTCTTGGATAAGTGTCCAATTCTTTGTTTCTCATCGCCATGCAAGCTTCGAGCAGACTATTTACGTCACCCTTAACGCTATCTTTGAAGAACTTGCTCTTCCACATTTCAAAGTTTGCGTCTTTTGCATCTTCCTTTTCGGGCATATCGGGAGCAATAGGTTCGGCCATTTGGGGACCGGGAGCACCTACTGGAACTGGTTTTTCCATAGGATTAGCGCCACCCCTGTTTTCCAAAGGAGGACTAGGAGCGCCAGCACCGTCTCTGCCGGGATTCTGTGCATCCTGCGGCGGAATACCAGAGCCACCACCAGCTGATCCATCTAGTGCAGAAGACAATACATCCACACCACCGTTGTCTTCCTTGACTAGCCAATCATTGATTGTTGCCCAATTGCTGCTCATTTTTCACCTTTTTTGCGTTTTTAATAGATTCCAAAATTGCCCTTTTATCTGTTATATGTATGTGGTTCGTCTGATTAGCTGTTAATTTACTGATACTCTTCTCCTTAATAACCAGAGATGTCATCAAATCTGCAATCTTGGCCTTCTTGTCTGCCACATCATTCTTTATCTTCACCAAATTAACTACCGCTTCTTTTGATGAAGTGCTGCTGTCTCCCTCATTCATCACCATCTCAACGAAGTTATTCAGCAAAATATCTATCTCTCTTCTGTCACTTCTTAAATCATCAAGAATTTCAGTGTATATTGACTGAAGGTCCTGATCAGTCAGGTTGGTTATCTGCCCCTGAGGCGGCAATGCCACATTCATTTGCGGCACTGGTATTGCTGGTTCTCTACTCATAATATCTATAAAAGAAATCTCGCAAGATTCCTTACTATATCTATAAAACCAAACTTAAATTAATTCACTCAAACATACTGCAAATATTGCAAAAATATTATAAATAAATAAATGGCACCCAGACAACCAAATAACACTGAAGAGCTTTTAAGACAGCTTCTAGAAAAGCTCGATACCCACACTGACAATCTTAACGATGGACAGGATAAGTTATCTGATAGATTTGAGAATTTATCTAAAACATATGCAGAGTTGGCAGCAAGACTTACTCACGTAGAAGCAAAAGACTTTAATAGTGCCATTACCAAAATAGATTTTTCTTCACAAAAGATACTACTTTTGGAAAATAATGTCAAAGATTGCCTTGAAGAACAAGATGCCGTTTCAGAAACATTGTCTGGCATCAAAATAAAATTTGAAAAATTAGAAGCAAAAATAGATAGAATCCAGATCTATATAAATATTGTAGCTTTTGTAATGGCGTCTATTATAGCTCCATTACTTGTAGCATACATATCGAAAATTCTTATTGGTGGTTAAAGAATGGAAGACAAGAATTACCCTATGATAGCCAAATATAGGCTAAAAGAAAGAGACGCTGATGGCGAGTTCGGACCATTATTGGTTTCAAACAAATCACATCCAGCACTGCAGAAAGTCATAGAAGCATTCGAAAACTCCGCTGAAATTCCCTTGGGCTACACCACGATAGAGAAAAATAAAGGCGTAGTTGAACCAACTATGAAAAAGAAAACTCTATACCTTTGCGGCGCAAGTGTTAGAGATCACCTTGCAAATCAACCATTCCACCACTATGACCTAGTTACAGATGCAAGTCCTGATGAAATTAAAAAAATACTAAAAGGACCAGCGACAAGATTCAAAGAAGTAAAACCAATAAGTCACGACCTTCATATGCTAGACAAATATGAAGATCTGCCCAGCAGCCACTCGGCAAAAAACTATTTTTATGCAAGCAGATGGGACAAAGCAGGCACAGAAATAGAAGTCACCGCTGTGGTAAATGGACAAAAACTATACATTTCACCATTCTGCATCCATGAGAAATATAGAGGACTAGTTCCCCTTAAAGCAAAATTTACTACCAGCATAGAACAAGATGCTGCGACCAGAGATATTACAATCAACGCCATGTATATCAAACTTAAAGACCCCGATGGCGAAAATGGTGAACTAATCGATCCGCAAGGTGGCATGCACGACCTCAAAGCAGGAATAGTGCAATTAATACGCAGACCGGAACTTGCATTCGAAAGAAATCCATATCTTCCATTTAACCTTTGTGGGATTTCCGCAAGATTTGCAAAAAATGGCAATCTTAGCAAAGACCTCACAGATGAAATTCGTGATTTTGAGAACAGTGATTACGATCCCAAAATACTCAAAAGAATGTTTGTGGCAACTATCGAAAATCCAGAGGTTCCAGTTGCCAAATACGTGGACAATCTCAAAAAAGCCGGTTTACTCAACAAAATATTCCCCAAATTACACTTTTCAAACATCTGTGACAAAATTGATTGCACGCAGATTCCTAATAACAAAATTATTGGCACCGCTATGCTTATGTTGGGCAACGATCCATTTGAAGTTGAAAAGATTCTCAAAACCAGAGGATTTTCTGACCTCGACGCAGAGAATGTGCAATTTCTTTTAAGGCTGGGCAGAATTGTACAATCAGGCAATAAAAATCCACATGTGCTTTCCGACCTATTCTCCAAGCCAGTAAACATCGGCAAAAGTATAATCAAACAATTCTTGAACTTACTTGGCAGCCCAAACGCTTACGAAAGGTTAATCAATAAGGAAGTAATCTAGTGGGACTGGTAGGATTCAAAAATAATAATATTATCCTATTTCACGTTGCTAAATGCGCCGGCACTTCACTTCAATACTTCTTGGGAAATGCAGAACCGCATGAAATGGCCCACCAACCAATAGGCAAACAAATAAAATTCGAAAAACCTTATATCTCTTGGGAAAAGGCTAGTTACAAAGATATAGAATTCAATTACCCATCAATTACACCAAACCCATTCGTTATAGGCTGTGTCAGAAATACATTCGATCAAATTGTAAGTCATTATTCATACCACCATAAACGCAATAGCCTACCTAAAAATTTCTCATTCACAAAATATGTTAATTTGCTTGCAAAAAAAAGGTTTGATAATGCAGATTATTATCACATGTATCAAAAAAGACTCATAGATATAGAAAATCATCTTTTTAAAGCAGACTATATTTTAAATTTCCACGATTTGAACGAGGACATGAAAACTTTGTGTACTTTTTTGAATAAAACTTACGGGCACAAGTACGACGCAGCATTATTTGCAAAAAAATATCATGTAAACAAAACAAAACACAACGAATACAAAAGATACTACACTGACAATTTGGTAAAAGTTGCACAAGAGGCATTTGCAGATGACATACAATACTTCGGGTGGCAATTTGATAACCTAAATTGCATTAACACCGGATTCACAAAACACTGGAAAAAACGTTCGGAGAAGCTATAATTCTTTAAGGAGACAATCCATGAAGAATTATGTTGACATTGATAAAAATATTCGCTGCAAACTTTCCGATTTGGGAATTGAAGTACCACTAATAAGATTAAGCAAAGCATTTGATACAGAAATGCTGGAACACTTCAATGAAGAATTCAATAAAGCACTTAGCTCTAACCCAAAAGTAATTCCTGTTGTTATCGATTCCTATGGCGGCGAAGTTTACACACTGCTCGAACTAATTTCCCTATTCCAAAGCAGCCCAGTACCAATTGCTACCATTTGTAATGGCAAAGCTATGAGTTGCGGTGCTATGCTATTCATGTTCGGCCATGAAAATCTTAGATTTATGTCTGAACATGCAACCATCATGATACACGAAGTTAGTTCATTCAACTTCGGCAAGGTAGAAGAAATCAAATCAGACGCTCATGAAACAGACAGATTGAATAATTTGATTTTCAAACTGGCAGCAAAAAACATAGGCAAAAAGGAAGACTATTTCCTAGAAATGCTCCACAAACATAACCACGCAGATATTTTTATGAACGCCAGAACAGCCAAGAAACACAATATCTGCAATCATATTGGCGTACCCCAATTAATCACCAGCGTAAAACTTAGCCAGTCGTTCACTCTTAATGGAAAAGAAATAGAAGTTAAGAAAAAATAAGCCTCGTAATATATATTTTTGTATCTTATGAGGCGGCTTTGCCGTAAAGTTATGAAAAAATATAAAGAATGCGGTCATACAGAAGGCGAAAAAGAAGGCAGCTACATGGTTGCCAGAAACCTACATGCTATTAAACATGCCTTAGATGAAATCATTCCCCTTATTGACGAACATGACGATATTGAAAGCTGGATCGAAGATAAAATCAGCACAGCGAAAAATGCCTTGGCCAGCGTAAGAGACGCTCTTATGTATGACCAAGATCACGCTGGCTGTGGTTGCGGCGGCGGAGAGGAAGCACACTCTCCTGAAGAAAATGTAGATATTGAAGTAGTAGCCCCCATGCAGAAACACTCTGCTGGATTTGATCTTAGCAAACTTATGGGCGGTATGCAGGCTGCAGAAAGCAATTATTTCCTCGGCTCTGGCAGTATCAATGAAAGAAGACAACTAATTGCAAACGGCACTACCAGAAAAATTATCGTAGAATCTATCAAGAGAAGTGGCAATAACATCAAGGTTAAAACCAAAACTGGTAAAATCTACGAATACCACCCACATTACGGAGCAGAAATCGAAATGCTCCGATGCGAAGAATACAATATCAAAATTAAGAAATAATTTATAAATCCCCCTATAATACTGAGGGGATTTATAATGTCTAATATCTTACAAGTTTGCAAATTCTTTGTTGATAATAAAAAAACCAAATTTGCTATTAAAATAGCAGACGAACTAGCGGATTGCGCTAGCGAAATGATACATTACTACACAATAGGACTTGCGTACAAGGAACTTGGTGAATATAATAAAGCAATAAATTATTTCACCAAATGTCTAAATCTCTTGCCGCCTTATGACTTGAAACAGAACATTTACTTACACTTGGGATTATGCCACGCAGATTCCATGCAAACAGAAAAAGGTCTTGAATACCTTTATAAGTGCGATAGCTCAATGAACATTAAGGACACTATAGAATTTATCGAAAGAAGACACAGGGAAATAAAACATATTTCTAAAAGCGGATATTGGACAGATCATAGCCATCATCTACATAGTCAAAATTTGGCTAAATACATAGCAAACTTATTGAACCCCGATGAAATTGTTTATGACTTCGGATGTGGAACAGGATTCTATCTAGGCGAACTAGAAAAAAATGGTTTTAAAAAATGCACAGGATTTGAAGGCTCTCCCCCACAGCAACCAGCTTGTAAAAAGATACTAGAACAAGATATTACCAAGCCTATTAATATAAAAACTAAAGGATCTGTTATATGCTTGGAAGTTGCAGAACATGTTCCTGCTAAATTAGCAGGCAAACTTTTTGCAAATATAGAAGCAGCTTGTAACGATTGGTTAGTTATGTCTTGGGCGGTTAGAGGACAAATGGGAATAGGACACGTTAATTGCAAAAATAATGATGAATCTATTGAATTTGTTGAAGATTATGGCTTTGTATTTGACCAACAAAAAACTGATGAAGCAAGAAGTATAGTTACAGATGGATGTGACTGGTTCCAGAAGTCTCTGCTTGTTTTTAAGAAAGCTTAGTTATTTCAACTTTTAGTTTTGTTGTGCCCTTGATTACTCTATGCCATAAACCTTTAGGAATAAAAAGCTCCCCGATCAATGGAACGGGGAGCTTATTGTCTTCTTGATATTTCCAATCATTATCTTCTAATACACGAACAATTCTATCTTCGTAGTCTCTGTGCCATTTCAAATCTTCAAATGGAACATCTGGACTAAATTCCCTGACTACTTTGCTTCCCCTTCCTGTTTCGACGTATGGTTTATCCATTTTTAGGTGCAGCCCAGCTCTTGATCTTGTATACCACAAAATCATACATGGCTTTTACCCACTGCGGTTGAGGCAATACGTTCCAGCCAACAACCAAACCTGCCAAGAAAAATACTAAATTATCAAACATTTTAGCTCCTTTACCAAGATGCACTAGAACTTAAACCAAGCTGTTTGGCATAACGGCCAACATTGCAAGCCCACCATTTTGGTGTCATTCTGTCATGTGCCTGCGCACATTTGTGACGTGCCCTAAAGCTCTTAGCTCTCTTGGGATCCTTATTTTTAACACTCAATTTGGGATCTCCCCACTGAATCTTTTTGGCAACTACTCTGCCATCAGCATTCTTGCGGCCACTATTTACAAATACCATATACTTCTTCCTGCCGCCAGTTTGCCTCTTGGGACTGTCTAATTTTACAGTCTTGCCCTGATACACTCCAGTACGACCTGCTTCAGTCATAAGAATAAATTCATCATTCTCATTAACCTGCAACATGCCCTGCTCCCACAAATTCCTCATCTCATTCACTAACTCACACCAAGAATCGGAACCAAGTCTAAATATAGAATTAGACAAACTCATCTGATTTTCCATGTGATACTGCAGATGTTCGGAAATCACTACATTCTCAGTAATTAGATTCATGGGTCTTGAACCCTCTTGACTCTCGTAATATCCTAGCAATTCTTCTTCCATTTTATTCTCCTACCCAACTGGGATTTCTTTTATGTCACTGCTCCTGATGTGTTGCAAAGCCGTCATACCTTGCATCTTATCTCTATAATATCCTTTATTATAAATATTCATCATCGCATATTGCAAAAATCTTGGCAGCAAAACAGTTGTATCCTTCACTTTTATTCCTATGTCTTCCTTGTTGAATTCTGTTTTTACCCTGCCAACATTTTCCGGTGTACCTCTGCGCTGTATCCAAAAGTCTGCATCTGGAAAGTTTATTTTAACTTCACAAAGGTCTCCTAATTTCATTTTGCCGCCATAGCTAGCAAGTTAGGATTTCTTTCAAGCCAATTAACAAACCTTTTTTCCGCCTCTTTAGGACCATTTTCATCCGTTGCTCCCATCCATGTCCTCTCCAACTGATGCGTAGATTCATGCACTATGGTACTAGCAATTTCTCTTATTATAGCCTTTTCAAGCTCCTCACCAGTCAAACCCCTCATCTTCATAGTATTGACAATATGAGGCACATTTACGTGTATTACAGCACTGTCATGTATCTTATTTGGATCAATATCAGGATACTGCTTCTTCATAATATTAAAAGCAAGGTTTTTTAGGAGATCTTCCTCTCCCTTTTCATCCTTCGTCAATGGCCTGTTTGATTTAAATGTTACCGGATACTTGCGCACATCTTTGTCTAATATTCTTTGATTTTCCCTGCTGTTAAACAAACCATATATGGTCCCAGCCAAAGGTGCGATAGTACTTATATTCAATAAATATCCGAAATCATTCTTCGGACCCTGCCAGCCTACTCTCTTCTTCAACCAATTATGCTCTGCTTCAGCCTGATCATACTTGCGTACCAAATCAACCGCATTCTTGGCCTTCGCATACAAAGACTCTATTGGCTTGCTGTCTACAAGCTCGGTTTCTAAGGTGCCCAAGTTAACTTCCGCTAACCATTTACTGAATTTAAGCTGCTCCATATACATACAAGTATATATTATTAACCGCAAAAAAGGCTTTTATGATATTAGATATATGTTGCAAAAATCTAAACTTTTTTATGCTCATGCAAGCCTACCTCTCCGATGAAGAATTGGAGAAAACTAAAATATATTGCCTGCCAGAAATAGAAAACGATATCAAATCAGTCTGCCAAACAGTTCGTACACTAAAATCACTTACTGTCATCCCAAAGGAAAATATCCTGCAAAATACCGTAAACGGAAGAGACCTTTTAAGCTATGTCCTTATCAAAAAAATCTATTACTGGAAATGTAAAATTTCCCTGCAAGAAATGCCAACACTTCCAAAACTAGTTGATAAAAAATATATCTTGGTCGAAGATTATATCGGCGACCAAAACATAGGATTACTAGAAAAAATTGCCGTTAAACACAATATTCAACTTTTTAGCTTCAATTCTTTTACCAAACAAATCAAAAACACAATTATTGATAAATCAAAATATAGCCTTATACAAAAAATCGGAATTCTACAAAACGCATTCGGGTATATTGGATATGACTATAGCCTACTTTCACATCTTGGCTTCAAATTTAAAAACAGATTGAAAACCTGCATCATTGCAACACCAGAACAAACTCTATCAGAACTATATTTCAAATTTCACCCAACTAAAGATTTTACATTCATGTATAATTGTTTACCTGATTATTTGGACTATCTGGATAAATGGCACGAAGAATCAAAAAACTAATAAATAAAAAAGCCAAGAAACATATAGCTGGCAAATGCAAGTTTTGCCCATGCGATGTCTACGAGTTTCTAGATGTTCATAGAATTGTTGAAGGAGAAAATGGCGGCAAATATACAGATCAAAACACAGTAGTCTGCTGCAGAAAATGCCACCAAGATATTCATAACGGCAAGATTAAAATAGATAGACAATACCCTTCAGCATCGGGAAATTTAGTCTTACACTACTGGATAAATGAAGAAGAATACTGGGAATAATATATATTGAATGCACGGCTTCAAAGAATTTTTAGAATCATACTCAGATGTCGCTTCCCACATGGGACACGATGGACCGTCCCCACTCGAAGCCGTAAATGATGTCGCAGACTATAAAAAAATTATTAAATTAGCAGATTTTATTCTTGGAACCAGCAAAATGATTCTCATGCTCAAACCAACATTAAAATCTAATATTGATGTCGCATACGATCTCAGAAAAGTCATGCGTAGCCCAAAGAAAATTAAATACTGGAAAAGTTTGGCAAAATCCGTTGGACAATCAAGCAAACTTGCTCTCGCTAACCCCTTGGTACTTTTCCCAACAATATCGCCTTTCTTGGCAGCATTAGACCCATCAAAACAAGCTATAGTACTAGGTGCCCTAAAAGCCCTGTCCACAGCTTATTTCTACCTAACATCACTGGCAAATAGTGATATAGAAAATGAAAAAGTAAAAGAAATTTTAAATCGAATTAAACCGATGCTGCCTGACATTTATGATCAGAACAGCAAGAAACTTTAGGGCCAATAGAGTTCCTGTCAATTACCAAATGACCCTCTTCTTCCGTATCCATAGTTCCATTTACATAATCCAATACCTTAGATACGTCGAAATCCTTGCAACTGTAAACATCCATTCTGATATAAGGCTTCTCAACCTTTGACCACACATGAATGCTAACATGACTTGTTGTAATTACACAAGTACCGGTTACTCCTTCATTCCCTTCAATATCACAATACTTAGAATGCGGAGGAATCAATATGTCCATGTCAATTATGCGAACAAGCTCCGCTAACCAACAATTACAGTCCTCTTCTGTCTGAATAGGATTCCTGACTATTGCATTCAAAATCAAGTGTTTGTGATACTGTGCCATTTCTTTCTCCAATTACGTAAAAACATATTATATGTTTTAGAACTCAAAAATTTTACACATTATTCTATATATTTAAAGATTTACTCTTAGAGGAAAACATGAGAAAAATATCTTTTAACGATTATAGAAGAGCAAGAGATGGAGACGAAACTCTAGACGAGGGAGTCAAGTCACGTATAAAAGGGTTTTTTAACACCTTAGGAAACTTTGCTAGAGACACCGTTTTCGGAACTGCTAACAAAATAAGACAGACAGCGACTGACTTTGCAAGAGATAGTAATATAAGTACAGCACAGTCAGACCTAGTTGATGTACTCACACATCTTCAGACCACGGTGTCAAAAGCAAATGAAAAAATGTATGACATTTCCAGAGAAGCTATCTACAGCTTGGAACAAGCCAGAAGAGATCTAACCAACCAAAGAGAAAAAGTTTTGGCTGATCTACAACAGATTGAGCTAAAAGGTCTCGAAGGCGATCTTATGGATCCCAAAGACATGCAGAAAATGAAAGAAGGCGATGCAATTATCAAAAGAGCATTTGATAAGAAAATTAAAGACCTTCGTGAACTTACCGGAAAAATTCGTTCCATTGTCGAAGAAAACGCCAATTGGGATACAGGCGTTGATGCGATTTTACAATCCGTCATCGACAACTTGCAGGGACAAAAGAAGTTTGGCAAAGAAACTTGGAAAGCCCCTACCTACGATCCAATCACAGGCGGAAGAGGTGGAGCAAGAAGTCCTATCAACCCAATTACATTCGCCGGCAAGCTCAACAGACACGCCTAATTCGGCGAAAAAATCTTTAATCCTACATGGCCTGCGTTTTCGGACGCAGGCTTTTTCTTTATATCTGCTATTTTAGCAGCAATAATACACCCAGAAATAATTAACACAGTGCCAACAAATACAATGCTAACACACACCATTCCAAAATATACCAAGGCTTCCATGACTTACTCCTAGTATTTGGAATTAAATTGGGAATCCGACATCCAAGACCTATCCAGTTCACGCTGTCTGTTAGAACGATCCTGAACTTCTCTGTCATGCCTTTCTTGACTGCTCTGCATTCTCCTATCCATGTTGGGGCCAAGACAACCAACAATAGGGTAAAAAATAAAGAACAAAGGCAGCATCAAAGGTATCAACAGAAAAAATCCAATTACAGATTCAACACCATTTGGCTCTCTGGTGACTTCAACCTGCCTCCTCTGCCAATTACTACCGCCCGCAATATCCCTTTCCGTAACCGTGTAACGACGCATGACTTACTCCTTGTATACTTTTAAACCCGTGCTTTCGATTTTGGAACTGCGATCAATATCCTCCAAGTTATTCTTCAGTCTTTCAAAGGCCGCATCAATGTCTACGGGTTCTCTTGATGCTAAGAAAGCCTTTCTTTTGGCATCAGCGGGATATTCAAAAAAGACATTATACAAAAACCCAATAACTGCCAAAATAAAGAATAGTGCTGCCCCACCTGCTAAAATAGCAAATACAATAGCACCAGACCAAAGGATAATGTTCATTATTACACCTGTCACTTGTGATATCAACCTTTCGTAAACATTAGTCACTTATGTTTGAAAGACAAGTAAATTTTTTCAAATTCCACTTGCACCGCAGAATCCGAATCCTTTGTTGCCTCCAAACCCGCCACCCATCATACCGCCGAGCTGTCCCCCACCCATAGCGCCAAAATTGCCAAAGTTGCCACCAAAACCACCATTACCAATATTGTTACCACCGAACTGCCCTCCTATACCGATTTGACCACCACCAAGCCCCATCATTCCACCACCAAAACCAAACTGTCCACCACCAAATCCACCCATACCCATACCAGACATGCTTCCGCCACCCATTCCCAACATGTAACCACCTTGAATAGGAATTACGCTGTATGGACCGCTCATCCCACTAGGTCGCACTACAGTTCCCGGTGTATATGCCCCATAAGGATTATTGTTTCCGCCTCCCATCATGCCACCAGACATGCCACCAGAAATACCGCCCATGCCGCCACCAAGACCCATACCACCCATCCCAAAGCCACCCATGCCCATGCCAGACATTCCGCCTGCCATTCCGCCAAGCTGGCCCATAAATCCACCAACCCCCATACCGCCACCAGACATACCAAAATTACCACCTTGAATCCCTCCCATGCCCGTCATGCCACCACTAATTCCCATCATACCACCATTTATACCACCTCCTTGCATTCCATTAAACCCATTTTGTCCATTAGGCATCACAGGAATTACTGTTGCTGGAGGCAAAGGAGGTCTAGGAGGCATATAAGGCCTAAATTGACCAAATGCTCCAGTTACACCAATTAAACAAATCAATATTATAAAAAATCTTGCCATAATACACCTCCAACACTATTACGCACGAAATATATAAACTTGCAAACAATATATAATTTTATGAAAAGCTACAAATTTAGTGACTACGTTGAACAACAAAATGAAATCATTTTGGAAAAGAAAGCCAAATTAATAGTAAGGAAATTTCCTCTCACCATCGGCGCAACAGCTGCAGGCGCTGGACTTCTTGGCACAGCAGAACTTGCTAAAAGAGGATATCTCGATACACCACTTGCAATATCAGACCACGAACCAGAAGAGAAACTTAAGCCCGGCCTTCCTCCACTTAAACCTGCTAAACCTGATAAAATAATCAAAAGAATTGAAGACGCAGGCAAAGTATAACTTTAACTTCGCAAAAAAGACACTATAGTCAACGGAGGATAACATGATCAAACGCCTACATTCCGATAGCGATGTCAGACTTTTTAAGTCGTTTCAAAGCTATTCCTTAGGACCTAATGGTTGTATTCCGCCAAATATAAGAATGACTGAAATTACCTACACCAGCCCAGTTAGCTGGTCTTCTTGCTTTTCAACACTTCCAAGAATAACTTTTTGCATGACATTTCTACAAAAAATGCGCTCAGGTGTTATTAACTGGCGGAATAAATCACAAAACTGGAAATACAGTATTTAATTTATTTTCAGCATAACGCTGACCCGGTCTATTCGTGTGTATTACATATGTCTGATTGGCAAATTCAGGATCTGTAAAATAATGATTTAATATCTGCTGATTCTTCTGCAAATATTCCCCTAACTGCTTTCTGTATTCCACCGGAGATGCAGGATTACGCAAAGCTTGTGATGCCCTATTGAAAAATTGCTGCAACAACTGCAAAAACTGCTGCCCACCCATTATAAATTCTCCCGGTGCCCTCTTCGCAGCAGCAGGAAAACTCATCTGCACCGCATGACCATATGGTGCAAGATTATAAATAAACTCCTGAATCTCATTAGGCAATTCCTGAGGCGCAGCAGCATTTTCCAATAACCATAACTTAAAATTCATACATTATTTACGTATCTGTGTACATAAAATTATGATACTATTCACCGAATGGCTAAAAAGATATAACTTCGATGACGTTGTAAAGATGTCAAAGGATACCGGTCTAAATATAAGCAACTATGACAGAAACGAATTAGTACTCGGCGTAAACACTGAAAAAGAACACAACAAAGATAAAGATACCGATGTAGTCAAAAGACCTTCCGATGTTCTCAAAATAGCTATTGCCCATCTAAGAGAAGATCCCAAATACTACACAAAACTGAAAAAAGTTGAAGGGAAATAATAAATAATTATCATGAAAACTTTCAAAGAATTTATTATGCTGTCTGAACAACAACCCCAACAGCAACAGGCTCAACAGCAAAATCCCCAACAGGCTATGAAAAACGCTGTTGGTCAACTACAGACTCTTTTCAAAACCATTACAGATACTGCAAATAAATCTTTGGAACCTTTGCAAAAAACAGATGCAACTACTTTCGAATATCTAACCAAAACACTCATGCCAAAAATCACCGTATCACAACTTGCACAATTAGCAGCAAAACCTAATGAAGTTGCAAAACACGTTCAAGCAATTCAACAACTAAAAGCAAAAGCACAGCCGCAACAAAAACCTCAACCTCAACAGCAACAGCAGCAACCCCAACAAGGTCAACAACAACAACAACAACAACAACAGCAAGCTCAACCACAACCCCAACAACAACAAAAATAATGATTAGCTTCAAACAATACCTTGCTGAAGAAAAATTGCCGCCGCCGCCGGCACAACAACAAGCAAATCCACAAGCACCAGCACAACAACAAGCAAATCCACAACAAACTACTGGTCCAATACAAAATAAAGGATTCTTCCATAATTTAAGAGCCGGCTACCAACAAGGCCAACAAGCTACACAAAAAAACCAGCCAACATTCCTCGATCAAGAAAATTTAGAGAAATATAGGCAGGCAGCAGAACCTGCCATTAAAACCGCATCACAAATAGCTTCTACCATGGGAGATACTCTAAAAAAATTAGGAATATCTCCAACATTTGCAATTACACTATTAGCAGCAGGTCTTACAGGTGGCGGCGGTGCTGTACCATTGGCAGCACTCACCTACTTTGCCGATAAACAATTGAATAAATTTGCAGGAAAAGCTTTTGATAAAGGCGCTGCAATGATGGGAGTACAAACTCCTCACCACGAAGATTACTCATTTCACAACTTCTTGCAAAATAAGTATGACGAAGGTTGGAGAGATACCGCCGGACATATGATAGGAAACATGGCAGGTAAACTTGTAGGTAATACCTCAAAACTCGCAAATTATTTGGGTCCAAAAATGAAACAAGCTGCCGGAAATGTTCTGCAATGGGCAAATAAAAATAAAGTTCCTATCGCAAAAGCACTTTTCCTAACAGGAATCGGACTTGCAGTAGGCGCAGGTATAGGAAAATCATATAAAGCCCTAGCTACTCCAGATAATTTACAAGCACTAGGACAAGCAGTCACAAACACAAACTTGGTCAACGCCGATGATGTCAATAAAATTCTCAGTAATCTAAATGTCCCAATCATATCCCCAACTCAAGATATGACCCAATCCATTACACCAGCTAAAATGACATCCAAATTTGTTAAAAATCTAACACACACCGATGCGGCAACTGCCGCAGCCAGTGCCGCTCAAGGTGTCTCAGCAGGTCTTACAAACGTTACTTAATGCTTTTTCTTGCCCGTAATTTATTTATAAATTCTTTCGCCCTGTCAGAAGCCGGATTGCCAGCAGATGGCTTAATCCTCTCCTTCGCCCTAGCTACAGCATTATACAAACGATCAAACATCAATCTTTTTAACTTCGGATCGTCCAAATATTGCTTAAACTTGTCCTGCCATTTTGGATCAGCTAATAATCCAAACCTTTGCGTCCTTTTTGCCAAACTAGGATTTCGCAAATAAGCCAAAGTGTCATCCAAAACACTCATCGCCCATTCCGGCCTATCTTTATACTGCTTGCCAAACTTTTCTATACTGTGAACTATTTCACCAATATGCGCATCAACTTCTACAGGTTGATGAAAATAAGACTTTCCATATTCCTTGTAATCAGGCATATTCTGAGCAGCAGTGAGTTTTGAACGCAAATCTCGCCTTAAAAGTTTTGGATCCCTAGCATGAACTCCCAACTCATGCCACAATGCTCTCCGAATGTGCCTCTCCGAATTTTGCTTCGGAACAACCGACCCATTTATAGTAATCTTGCCACCTGTATTATAAAATCCATAAGCCCTTTTTGCAGGATCCGAATTCAAATATACATTTACATCACTTTTTATCCCATAAGGACTTCCCAAAGGTACATTCGATGCCACTAATACATCCTTACCAATATTCCCTAACGATTCCGGCAATTTCTCCATTATCTTAGGCACTAAACCATCTATTACCGAATCTATATCATCCGGTATCAATATGCCCTTACTCTCTAACCATTGTCTAAATTGCATAATTGTATTTATTGCGCATCAAAGAAAATTAACCCCTTGACAACCATCTCCCAGCTGCTAAATTAGCAGAAAGGAGTCCAATCATGTCAAAACTGTGCCAAATTTGCGGCAAATCACCCACCACCGGCTATTCCATATCCAAAAGAGGTAAACCCAAATACCTCAAAGGAAATGGCGTTAAAATCACAGGTATCTCCAAAAGAAGATTCCTCCCAAACCTACAATCATTCAAATTAAATAATAAGAAAACTAAAGCTTGCACCAAATGCATTAAAGAATCTAAAATTCAACTTATTACTGCAACGGCGATTTCTTAGGATCAAAATTAGGATTCCTCACCATCTGCCCATCAGAAGTTGCATAACCTATTATGTTCTGATTCGGCACCTTCATGCCCAAATTCAATTCTCCTAAATAATAATCAATATCATCCAATCCCTTAACCCGTGTTCCTTGTATCATCTTCGGCACAGCCATCAATACTATAGAATCTGATCCGCCATGAACTAAACCAGATCCCGGACCCTCACGACCACTCTGCTTCTCCCTCATAGCCTCCATCGCTTGCCGCACCGCATCAGGTGAAGTCATCAATGCTGTCCCAGATACACCAGCATTCCCACCAAATCCCTGAGTTATTATTTTGTCAGCTATATCCCTATGCGTCTGATGCGCCATTAACGTATAACCCATATTTTTCAACTGAGTTAAATAATCCCCTACCTCATTCTCAACCAAATATTGCATAAATGTCTTCATAATAAATATAAATCATGCCATACTGAATTTTTTATATTTTCCATCCACCAATGTAGAAAAATATTTATACAACTCGTCAATATTGTTTATTTCAATTAGCTTCCTAGCCTTTTGCAAATGCGGAATAGTATACATATTACGCTTAAAAGCATGAAATGCTGTCGGATACTTTTCTTTAAGCTCCTCTATTACTTCGGGAGTGACTGATCGTCGATCATTAAACCTATTTCCAGTGTCTATGAGACCGTCTAGAATTTTTTGTGCTATTATTTTATCGTATTTGTTATTTCCACTGTATTTGCTTATTGGTACAGGAATTACGTTCTGGCGATTCTTATAGAAATGATCCCATACCTTATATGCGTTTTTACTAGTAAACATGTCATCCTTGGCACCAGACATCACAAGGGCTTTGCCGTGAGCAGTGGCATACTCCATGGCTATCTCATAAATCATTCCCCCTACCCCTTTGCCCCTGAGATTATCGTCCAACCAAATATGCAGATTGGCAGGATTGTCTTTCATCTCCAAAATACCTCCGCCAACTTTGGCTTTTTCTACCGCTGCCTTTTCATCAACTGTTTTTCTAATATCCTTCATAAAATTATCACTACCATAACGATCATCTCTTACTTTGTGAAAATCGTTTAAATCATATAAATCAATCATGACTTTTTTTTTGTTTTCATCATTTATATTGAATATTATGTTGCCTGCACCAGATATAATCTCTGCCCGCCTGTTGAACTCAGGACTATTTGCTTCAATAAATTGCTTGAAACCTAACATAAAAGTATTTACACCTGCGTATAAATAAATCATGAACTTCAAAATCTGGCTAGAATCAAAAAATAACAATGGCCCTAAAACCGCCACCCTCTACCACCATACCACCAAAGACGCAGCACAAAATATTCTCGATACCCTCACACTCATCGGAAAAGAACCAAACGTCTTCCTCACCAATACCCCATCTAATATAGGTTACGGCGATGGCACCGTAGTTAAAGTCGTTGTACCAATAAAAGACCTAGAACTAGATGACGAATTCCCAAACGGTAGAAAAGATTATAAATTACCTTCAAAAATATATAAAGTACTCAAAGCCGATTTACTCTAACCCTTATAACCACCACCACGCTTCTTCCGCTTACAATAATTCTTCTGACTAAATCCTTTAGGATTACTGCAATTAATAGACTTCTTATATTTTACAGACCACCTAGACTTCATCCCAGCCCTAGGTGCATTATATTCATTCAACCATTCCATAAATGTTAACATATTTTTATATATAAATATTATGAATTTTAAACAATGGTTAAATGAACAAGATAACCAATGCAACGGACTCTTTGGACCCGTCTACCACGGAACCCAAAAAGATTTCGATAACTTCGACCCCGGACACTCAAACTACTACGGCACTATTTACTTCACCGATAACCCACAATTCGCACATAATTTCGCAACAGGACAAGGATTCTCAGGCGATGAAACCAAAGGACATGTCTTCACAGCCTGCCTAGATGCTAAAAATCCATTCAACCCACAAAACAAAGATCATAGAGAAATGCTCATCCCAATCATCAAACAAAATGTAGAAGCTAAATACAAAGACGAAGAAACCGGAGCTAACTTCAATATCTCACCTACTCTCACTAACCACAAAACAAATCAACCCGTTCAAACCACAGATGATGCAGTCGATCACATACTCTGGAGAATCGAAAATAAAAGCTGGAGATTCGTAGAATCCAAACCAATCATAGACTATATCAAGAAAATGGGATTCGACTCAATACTCACTCAAGAAACTGGCGCAAATAATATCGCTGTTTTCGACCCCAAACAAATCAAAGTACTTAATAAAAATCAAGCTATACCAAAAGAATAAAAACCTACCCCATATAAAAAATTACCCCGCCGGTTTTTTTTAAATTCCGGCTTTTTTTATTCTTTATAGATTTAAGGGGGGTCTGTTTTACTTTATTTTACTCCAATTTTGTAAAGTGTGCGTAGCATTTAGAAAAAATGGGTTAAGTTAAATAAACAATGAGCCATTTGGGAATTCCCCCCTACCTATATCCACAATGTGTATAGTTTTTCAAAAGACAAAATTAATTCTTTATTATGTAAAATATTTATACTCTCTTTGTCTGTAATGTTGTGTGGATAAAAAAAGACCCGACAAGTATTGTATACCTGTCGGGTCTCTAGTGTTGGTAGTTATTTTGTTACTTGATACCAAAGATCTTGCCGGCGGAAAGGATGACGCTCTTGACTCCCTCGGTTCCCACCCAGTTCCTTCCATTCCACCTGATCAGAACCATGGGGAAGATTGCCCCGAGTATGTTCATCGGATGCACCCGATAGTTCCCATTTAACACCGTGTATTGGTCAAGTTTGTTTTCATTGACCACACCTTTAATTGTTCCGTCTGGGAGAAACTCAGGATCCGTCACTGTGAAGCTGGAACCCATAACATCCCACGGGTCGTTACCCGTTTCGATCTGTCGTACTTCGCCACCCACACGCACTTGCGTAACCATCTCAAACCCTCCTAGTTGTCAAAGAAGCTGGCACTCACCAGCCATAATCATTATGAACTTAACCTAATACAATGTCAAGCCATTCATACAAAATATTATGAATGGAAAGAAACCCGAAAGATATTGCTACCTTTCGGGTCTTTGTTATCCTCTGATCTGAATCCTATTCATTGCACTGATGATATACAAGCCAGCGGCCATACCAATCATATATCCAATCATTACCATTCCCTCCTTAACTTGATAGAGACATCTATCTTCTCTACTAGGTACTCATGACCATCGTATGGTGCGTTTGGGTACACACTAGTTGCAACACCCGATTCCAGCCCCCATTTTGCGTTTTTAGGCGCACAAAAGGATTGGTAGGTACGACAGCCGCCACAAAGAACAAGTGCCGTTAAAAGCGAAATTCGAGCCATTGCTGAGCCTCCTGTTATTGGGACATACTTATTATCGGCAGAGGGAAGGAATATATCCAGTGTAATATTTACAATCCGTAGGAGTTTATCCGTCCGGCCTTTAAGCCACAGGTAAACGAATTTAAATAGTAGGGTAATAGCTTGGACACTAAGCCACAGGTAAATGAATTTAAAGACTAGAAGAATCTCAAAAGCCGTAGGGGATATATTTTGTTATACCGAGATATCTTTTTATAATGGGAAAGGATTTAATAAGCTACAAAGCGGGTAGGAATAGTATTGGTGTGGCGCATATAGTGGACAAGGCAGATAGGTAGATATGGAATAGTGGGATATGGAATAGTGGATATGTAAGGTATTAGATATGGATATGTAATAAAAAACCCCCGCCGGAAGGCGGGGGCAAAACCTTCTAGGTTTTTAGTTATGGTTATGCAGCCTGAGCCAAGGCAAACTCAAAAGCATTCGTCTTGCCCGTCAGGGCAGCGCCGGTCAGGTTGCCCAGCTGCATTGCCTCGTCTGACCGGAACCCGTAGTGTTGGTTCCACTCTGTCAGGGCATTGAATGCAGCCCAAAGGTTTTCGCCTGCTTCCGCATTGCGGGGCATTGCGTAAACAAGGGATAGATCGGATACAGTTTGTTCCAGTTTTGCCCCGTCCTGCTTCAGGACAGTCTGGGCATACTGGCGGAAGAATTCCCTCGCCCCTTCCTTGGAAAGCCTTTTGGCTGCAAGGGTAGTGAAGGCGTTTCGCATATCGTCGGCAGACTCAGCAAAAGCCTTGGAAACCAGATCAAAATTCCATTCGACCCGTGCTTGCCCGTTTGTTGTGTGCTTGCAGCGGAAGCAAGTAGACAAACCGGGCACCTTCATCATCAAACCATTGGAGCAAACCAGCCTTTTCATCTCTGTCAGGAAGGTGAAAGGCAGGTTACCGCCATGGCCTTGGAAAACCTGAACAGTCTGGAAAACAGTATCCTTTGGAACTACTTGGAAACCATCCCCTAGGATTGCTTCAAGACCCACAACCCGCCCCCCGTCATTGCAATATGCATTGGAGATGCGGTAGGTCTTTTTTACCGCATCCGCAAAGCGGGTAATGCCTTCCGCAATCAGCCCGTTATCAATCCCAGCGTAGGAATCGCTGGTCACGCCCAAGTGAGTGTTGGCAAGGGGATTGATGATCCCCTGCTTGCCTTCAATCACGCTGCCATCGGGCCGGTGGATGGTTTCGATCTGGGGAATCCAATTCCCCCCGATCTCATTCAGGGCGGTGATTGCGTCGGCACCATCCCAGCGTGCTAGGCCGTTGGCCATGGAACGAACCTGACGAACCTGACGGGTACGGATAGAACGGCTCATAACTCTAACTCCTGCTAGATACCGATATGCCGGTGCGGATATGCAAACCGGAATATGGAAAGGCTGGCGGTACAGCCCGACATACCTTCCCACTAGCATTA